AAATTATCTTAGGTTTTTCGTAGGAGAAACATCCAGCAATCATCCAAAATCAAATTATCTTAGGTTTTTCGTATGAGAGACATCCAGCAATCATCCAAAAAAAGAAACATGAAGTTTACACTAATTATTTTTTAACTTTCTATTTTACAATACTAAGTGAAATATTACAAACATACTTGCCATAATCAGATTATGTGCATAATACATATAAATGAATCTTGACCTTTCTAATTGGAAATTAATATAATCGTGCATGTAAGATTTGCAAGAATTATGAGCAAATTTATCATATTCCTTTGCATGAAAATATCTGATACATCTGTACTGTTTATCTAAGAGTTGTTTTATGGAAAAGTTTTCAGGAACATATTCATTATAATATTGCATTATTATCATATAATTTGATAAACACAAGGCAATAATGATTGTCAATTCAACAAGATTCTTGAGCTTCATGATTATGATACAGAAATATTCTCACTTAAATCCAATCATTTTTTCATTTTATCTGCATAAAATATAAAAAAATTAGTATTTATTATTTTTGGTCATTGTAAAATGTCTTTTTATACTTGCTTGTATGATTGATACAGAATGTTCTATTTCAATATATTCATTGTATAATGTTTGTAATTTATTCACTATAACAATTCTTCTAAAAAACGCTTGTAAAATTTTCAAGTTTTTTTTCCATCTATTGCATTGACATTAGTAATATTTAGATTTCTATTGCCATTATCACAATGATTGCTATTATTGCTATTATTGCTATTATTGCTATTATTGCTATTATTGCTATTATCACCATGATTGCTATTATCACCATGATTGCTATTATCATCATCATCGTCACTACTTATGTCTAATTCAGTTTGATTATTTAATACACCGCCTTCTGGTATAATATTGGATGTATTATATATGATATTGGACGAATAATCATATATATTTGAGGAATAATCATATATATTGGATGAATAATCATATATATTTGAGGAATAATCATATATATTGGATGAATAATCATATATATTGGATGAATAATCATATATATTTGAGGAATAATCATATATATTGGACGAATAATCATATATATTGGAGGAATAATCATATATATTTGAGGAATAATCATATATATTGGATGAATAATCATATATATTGGATGAATAATTATATATATTGGATGAATAATTATATATGAAATTTGATGTATTATATATGAAATTTGATGTATATGTTGTTAATATGATATTAGGTGAACAATAATTATGTTTGTTTGATTTCCATTTTGATGATGATAATGTTGTTAATTGCTAATCTCTATTACGCACAGGTGAATCATTTCTACGACCTCTTCTATCATCATTATTATTATAATTGTTTCTGTAATCATATACAACATTTGGACCATCCTCATAATACAATCTACGATGATGTCCGCGATGTCCGTGATGTCCGTAGTAATCATGATGATGTCCGTGATGTCCATAATGATGGTCCATGGCATGGATAATCTTTTCATTTTGCAAATTATCACGTAAATAATCTATACTACGTTCATTAAAAAGAGCTTTAAAAGATTCACTTTCTTTCATTACTTTCATCTTGATATCATTTCCAGTTTCAGTAATTTTTTGTTCTAATCCAAGACGATTTTTAGCATTTTCAATTTGAAGATTAGCATAATTTTCAGCCGCTTGCTTTGCAATTGAAAATTCTAATTTTGCCATATCTAATTGTGTTTTTGCAAAATTTTCAGCACCTTGCTTGTATAATTCAGTTCCATTCTTATCAATATTCTTATCTAACATAGCTGCTGTTTTCAACATTTCAATTTGCGAAGCAGCAAAGTGTTGGTCTGATAAGCGCCCCAAACTATTTTCAACTTTAAGAAGATTATTATCCATTAAACCAAAATTACGCTGAGTATTTGCAAAATAATCTCCTGCTTGTTTTTCAACTTGATTAAAGTGATTTGCTGAAAATAATTTAGCATCACCGTTATTTCTTTCCATATTTGTTGCTAAATTTTGAACAGCTGCAAGATTTACTCCTCCCATTCTTTCTATAGCACTATGTGCAGTAGCACCATTTCTTTCAATTGCTGTAAGATTTAATGCGTTGGTTCTTTCAATTGCAGAATTTATATAATTAGCATTTCTTTCAACGCCTTCTCTAATAATAGCACTTCTGTCAGCAAGTCCTGATAACATTGCAGCGCCTACTTTTTCTGATGCAATGCTGTTTGCTGCACCGTTTCTCTCAATAGAATTTAATAAAGCAGTGTTTCCTTGGTATAAACTTGATATATTTGTAGCACCTGTTCTTTCTGTTGCAGCTAAATTAACTGTGGATGTATCATTAATAGTATCTTTTATACTTGATTCTGCTTTTCCTAATAATTGATTCGTATTAATAGCATTTCTTTCAATATTATCATTAACTCTTCCAAATTCTCTTGCTGATGAATTTATCATATTTTCTCCAATGTGTCTTGTATGGTCTACAATATTAGCATTCTGGCGAGCATTATCAAATATTCCAAATAACGCAGGGTCTAAAGCAGTCATAGGTATATTTGTAGCGGACATATATACCTATAAATAGATATATATATTAAATTTCCAAAAAAGGAAATAATATAACATTACAAAATTATGATCTTATGATACATCTCTAAAAATTCAAGCTTCTTACATTTTAATTTTATCCATACTGCATAATATTTTTATATAAGATATAATAAATGAAATGGCTGCTTTTAATTGCAATAACAAGTGTCGCAATATTAAGCATATTTGTATATCATCTGATAGAATATCTCAAAAAGTTTGAAGGTTTTACACTGCAACAAGAAATACCAAAAATTATTTGGACATATTGGCATGAAGAGAAATTACCAGACATAATACAAAAATGTATAGCTACTTGGAAGCAACATAATCCCACATATGAAATTAATATACTAAATGATAAGAATTTATCAAAATATTTACCAGATATTTCTTTTGATAAATATAAATTTGCCACAACACATCAAAGAAAGTCTGATATGATTCGTTTGAACATACTTGCAAAATACGGAGGTGTTTGGAGTGATGCTTCCATCATCATGAACAAAAGTTTAGATGATTTGTTTGTGAATAAAACAGCAGAATTTATAGGATATTATATTGAGCTTTTTACAACAAATCATGATTATCCTGTTATAGAAAATTGGTTTTTTGCATGCAAGCCAAATACCAAATTTATAAATACATGGAGAGATGTTTTTTTAACTATCAACAATTATGAGACATTAGAAGAATATGTTGCTCATATGAAAATCAATACTGACTTTCAAAATATAGATGATCCTAATTATTTATCCATGCACATTGCTGCCCAATATGTTTTACAAAATATGATGAGCATTGATGAGATTAAAAGCAGATTATTATTGCAAAAAGCAGAAGATGGACCCTTTAAATACCTTGTTGATAACAACTGGCAAACAGAACAATCTATTGATAGTCTTTGTAACTCAAGATCAGATGACATCATATTTGACAAACTCAGGGGTATTGAAAGGGGATTTGTTGAAAATAATCCTGATAAATATAAATGTTTATTTGACACATTTTAACATTTAAAACGCCGACTACATAGCGAAAAAAATATTAAAAAGTAGTAAAAATGTGGTTAGTACATAGCGAGAACTATGTATGAATTCTACTAAACACTTCTGGTCTTTTTCCTTTCTCAAATATATGTTTTACTATGTATAACATATTTTGGACTGCGTTCTTATCCCTATTATGAATTATCTCGCAATTAAGCTTATTCTCCTTATGAGAAAGTAATCCATGATTTGAAAGTATATTTAGACTATCTTGAAGACACAGGATATAAATACATAAGAAATATTATTATATAATAGATGAATCTTTACCTTACTGTTATAAACAAACACACATATCTTCTCAGAAAATGGCAAAAACCACATAATTGGCTTAACATATTTGTAGGAAGATTGAATAAATTACGCATAAAGATTTGAACTGTTCATAATATGAAATGACAGCACAAACTTTATGTATTGTATATGTACTTTGTATATATTTGCTACCAAAATCTTCTCAAGAATATCATGCAATGTGTATGATAATTCTATTGTGGTCTAACACGCTTATCTTGTTATCATACAAACCACGTATGCAATGTTGCAAGACTTATAAAGATTGGATGCTTTCACCTGAAAAATATTCTAATTACATTATGCACAAGGAATATTTGATGATATTGTCTACTATTTTAACATTTTGTTATGCATTCTTGTAGCATATGCGCTGATATACTCTATATTTTCTTATGATATGAATGATAGATGTATTATCTATGGTCGCTATTCGCAACTACTGTTATATTTGCGGCAATACAATACAGTGAATATAAAAAAGACGAATATCATTATACTGTATATACACTGACAAATTTCATTACATTTTTGATAATGTATATGATTTCTACAATTGCATTTTATCTACTCTTGGGAACCGAACAAGGTAATACAAAATTGCAGAAGGGAGGAGAATATACATACATAGACCCTGCTACTTTGAAAAAAATACCTGACAATATGTATACAGGTTTTACACCATATGATACTTGAATGTATTGTAAATATGGAAAAAATGATTACATTTAGATAATGAAAGCATCATCATAACAATGAGTAATCAGGATAAAGGAAGAGATTATGAACAGTTTATCAAAAACTTTATTGTTCACAAACTACATAAAAATGCGTATCTATGGAATGAATGTCCTGAGAATATTCTGATACAAAATTGCCTAATAGATTCTCATAATAGTATGAGATTGTTGCGCAAAGATGTTAGAGAAGGAAACATCCATTGTCATCAAGATTTAGGAATAGATATTGTACAAATTGAAGATACGCACAACAGATGTTCTATAGTACAGTGTAAAAATGGCTATAAGAATGGTTTGACAATTGAAAATATTGCAGGTGTCATGATACGTGCAGCATGTCTTCCTACTATAGATACATACCTTTACTATACTAACTGCTTATCCAGAAATGTCAAATATATAGCTGGATTGCAGACATCTCGGGTGGTACCAATAGATTGTAGTAATGAAATAGACAAATTGCAAGAAATTGTATATGGGGACAATATATACTTTGTGAAGTTTCCATATGCAAAAAAAGAGCATAAAAATATAGCAGTTATTGATAATAATATAAAGCCTTATGTATATCAGATAGAAGCTGTAGACAAGTGTAAAACATATTATGAGAATAATACGAGAGGTATCATTTCTTTACCTTGTGGTTGCGGTAAGACATTTGTAGGATATCTCATAAGCTGTCATTACAAACATATAATTATTCTATCTCCATTGAGAGAGTTTGCAAATCAAAACCTTAACAATTTCATAGAATATGGTTATAATAAAAATAATGCTCTATTGGTTGATTGCGATGGTATAAGAGATACAGAAAGCATCAAGGAATTCATCAAGCATAATGAAACATTGCTGATATCTTGCACATATGACTCTATGGATGTCATTAGTGAGTGTTTGGGAATGTTCAAAGATGCACTATTCATTATAGATGAATATCATAATCTGTCCAAAAATAACATATCAGATAATTGCAATAATATCTTTAAGCTGCTTATGTCTGAACATAGAATTCTCTTCATGTCTGCTACACCCAGAATATATGATATAGAATATGATGATGAATGCTATGATATGGAATGGATGTTTGGAGATGTAGTTTATAATATGAGTATGACAGAGGCTATTGATAGGAAATATATTTGTGATTATAAATTATGGCTTCCTACTGTTCATGAAAATAGTGAGGAACTTGACAAAGAACTGTCAATTTATGATATTGACAATGTAATGAAGAGTAGATGCAAATTCTTGTATTCTTGTCTGAGTAATAATGGTTCAAGGAAGTGCATAGTCTATTGCAGAGATACAGAAGATATGAAAGCCATGATGAAAAGTATGCAGACTCTTAATGACTTCTATATCATGGATGTGGAGATTGATAGCATATGTTGTCAAGACAATGAGAATAATCGTAAAGAAAAGCTACATAAATTCTCTGATAATGATGATAAGATACAGATATTATTCAATATCAAAATTCTAAATGAGTGTATTGATATACCAACATGTGATGCAGTGTATATCAGCTACCCACCCAAAAATAAAATCACAACCATACAAAGAATGTGCAGAGCAAATAGGATAGATAGACTCAATCCTTACAAAGTTGCCAATATCTATATTTGGTGCAATGATTATGAAGAAATATTGGATACTCTATCAAGTATTAAAGAATATGATATCATGTTTAGAGATAAGATTAATCTAAATACTGTTGATTTCTATAATAATGCTCATGAAAAAGATATAGAGATTGTTAAGAAAGACAAGGAAGTGATAAGTATTTATACTCTTGGAATTAAGGAATTTAAGATGTACACTTGGGAAGAAAAATTGGAAATGGTACAAAAATATATACAAGAACATAATAAGACACCATCTGGTACAGATAAGAATATTTCTGTTAGAAAAATGGGAAGATGGTTGACTATACAAAAACAGCTTTACAAAAATAAAAGCCAAGTATTTAAAAAAGACAACATAGTCTTATCATGGAGTAAATTTATTGAAACACATAATAATTTATTTAAGTCAGAACATGAAATATGGTGTGATACCCTAAATCATGTAGATGAATATATATTAAAACATGATAAACTTCCTTCAAGTGAACACAAAAATACAAATATTAAAAGGCTTGGTGTTTGGATTCTTGCTCAAAAATCCAATTACAAAAATAATGCAAAAATCATGAAACATGAAAATATCAAACAATTATGGATTGATATCAACAATAAATATCCAAGATTATTCAAAAATAATGAAGGAAAATGGTTTGATTATTTAAAAGACCTTGATGAATATATTCAAACATATAACAAGCTACCAATGGAAAATGATAATGATAAGTCAATATCAACTTTAGCAAACTGGGTTGCAGATCAACGATATCGTTATAAAAAACAAACATGTATAATGCAAAATGAGAATGTACGAAATACATGGTTAGAATTTACACAAAAACATTGCAAGTATTTTCTAACTAATGTTGAAGCATGGAAAGAAAAAATTGCAGAAGTTGAGAGATATGCTGCACAAAATGATGGAAAACTCCCTTATCTGACTGACTCAAACCCTGATATAAAAGTATTAGCAAAATGGTTATATCATCAATCAGAAAATTATAAGGATAATAAACAAAGCTTGTCTAATACAGAGTTGCGTACCATTTGGGAAGATTTTATCAAAAGACATCCTTGTAGAAAATTTATGACCAAAGAAGAGTATTGGATGCAATCATTGAATAAAGTAACTGAATATATTCATATACACAAGACATTCCCAAAGGGAAGAGAACAAAAACAGTTATCTACATGGATATCGCACCAAGAAAAAAACTACAAAGATAAAAAAGAAGCAATGATAATACCTGAAGTAAGAGCCAGTTGGGAGAATTTCAAGGTACAATGGCAACATTTGGTATAATATTGATATAAAGTTAAATATAACTAAAATCAATAAGATTAAAATTATTTGTATATTATAACCATGAAATTAGAGTTGAAAAAATTTGATCCATCAAAGATTTCATCAGATAGTGTACTCGTTTTTTGCGGAAAACGCAATACAGGAAAATCGTGGACGCTAAAGAATATTTTAAACCATCACAGAGACATTCCAGTTGGAGTTGTGGTAAGTCCAACAGAAGCAGCTAATGGTTTTTTTGAAAAGTTTATTCCAAAAATGTTGATATATGATCAACCTGATGAAAATACTATCAAAAAATTCTTAGATAGACAGGTTACTATTTCAACAGAAAGAAAAAAAGAATTAAAGAAGTTTGGTAATTCCCAGATAGATGCCAGGGCTTTTCTTATATTAGATGATTGCATGTATGACAAAAAATGGATTAATAATATTAATATTAGGTCTATTTTTATGAATGGACGTCATTACAAAATATTCTTTTTGATTACTTTACAGCATGCCATGGGTCTGCCACCAGTTTTGAGAAATAATATAGATTATATTTTTATATTCAGAAATAATATTCGGAGAGAGCGTGAAAAGATTTACCAACATTACGCAGGAATGTTTCCAACATTTGAAGCATTTGAACAGGTCATGATGCAGACTACTGAAAATTATGAATGTATGGTTATTGATAACAAAACTCAGAGTAATAAGCTTGAAGACCAAGTGTTTTGGTACAAGGCTTCTGAAGCAAATTTTAGAATGTGTAGTGGAGATTTGTGGGAGTTGCAAGCACTTGAAGAACAGCGTCAGGAGATGGGTTATAAAGCAACAGATGGAGATGAAGAAGAACCATTTGATTCTGGTGTATTTACAAAAAAGAAGAATTCAAACATCATCAAAGTCAAGAAACAAGCATCTGGTAGATATTAGGCTTCAATTATTTCATAATCATCGTATGATACATATGAATCCTTTTCAACATCTCTATAATCTATTTTTGAAGGCATATCATAATTTAACAAGCTTTGTAATTCTTTCTCCAATTGTCTATTTTTCATAAGCAGAATCTTATTTTTGATGCGCATATTTTGCAAAATATTTGAATTATGTTTCAGTGTATTTTTGATACATAGGTATTTTTCAAAATATAGTTTACACCTATCGTATATATTTTCATCTTGGACACAGATAGTACGGTATGTGGTAAGCAAACTATTAAACATGATTACATAATTTCTATATTATATCATTCATTTTTTTATTTTTCTACATAATAAGTATGAGAAGAAAGAATGATATGGTCATGTATGTCTTTTTATTTGTTGTGTTAGTGCTTGTAATTATAGGAGGGCTATATTTTACAGGACCTATCAATGAAGCTTTCAGTAATGCACAAAATACTCCAGCACAATTACGAAGACAAAATGAAGAAGTACAATCTAATCATGTATACAAAAATGAGAAACACGTAAACATAAATAAGGAAGTTCATTTACCAATAGGTAAGTAAACATTTTGCATCTTTCATCATCTTATATACAGCATAGAACATGAAAATTGTTCCAAACACACTTATTTTTTTACTAATAATTTTAAGATTATAAACAGTATCTGTATCTGATACATTATCTATTGTTGAGCATTCCGAAGATGTATCTGAATATTCTTCCACATATATCCCAGCATATTTTAAGTATCTTGTTAAATCACTGGGAACTAAATTATATAATTTGCATATTTTTTCTTCTTGTTCTTTGTGTGGTTTGGTTTCTTGATAAATATATTTTACTATGTAAAGTTTTACAAACCGAGCTTTGATAGCATCCTCTGTTCTCTGTAATTTTGCAGCCATGTAAGCATAGTCTTTATTTTGTTTATACATTTCTATAAGCTTATTATTGTCACTATCAGTCCATCTCTTTCTGTTGCGAGTAATCATAGGCATGCTTGTTGATATTGTTATATCATATTAACACACATAATCATTTTTTTATTTTTCAACCATTCAAAAAAATGATGGTTTTTTCCTTTTTGTTATAGATTTTGGTTGAGTTATACTAACTACCTTTATATCACGCATTTCAGACCTTGCAGACCTTTCAGACCTTGCAGACCTTGCAGACCTTTCAGACCTCTCAGACCTTTCAGACCTCTCAGACCTTTCAGACCTTTCAGACCTTGCTGAGCTTTCAGAATCTATATCAGAGCTTTCAGAATCTATATCAGAGCTTTCTGATTTAGATGAATGGTTTATAGTACCTATATCATTTGCATCAACTGAAAAGTCATCATCATTTTCTTCTTTCAGACTTTCATCTTTATTTTCATAATTATTTCCATCTGGTATTGGTTGATATTTTACATTTTCTGTTTCTGATTCATGAGCATCATCAGATTCATGAGCATCATCAGATTCATGAGCATCTTCTGATTCATGAGCATCTTCTGATTCATGAGCATCTTCTGATTCATGAGCATCTTCTGATTCATGAGCATCTTCAGATTCACGAGCATCTTCTGACTCATGAGCATCTTCTGATTCATGAGCATCTTCTGATTCATGAGCATCTTCTGACTTATTCATATCAGCTTCATGAGTTTTTTTCTTTGATTTTTTTCTTAATGATTTTTCCATAACATCATCAATATATTCTATAATCTCTTTGATGTTGATAAATTCTGTTATAGATTTGGCTATCATTTTACGCATGCTATATTCAATAATATTCAAATTATTCTGAATCTCAACAGGTTTCAAATTATTCTGTACAAACAAATATGAATTTTTCCAGGCAAACTGTGATGCATTTATCAAACATTTATGAACAAAATCCTCTATATTTGGTACTTTGACATGTAGCTTGTTCAATTTTTTCTTAAATTCATGTAATTTAATCTTGATACTAACTATAATAGTGAGCTTAATCAACCTGTTCAAATAATCACATTGTGACTTTTTGACAATGGCTTTAACTTCTTCTTGTATCATATTATTGTTCCATTTAGGTATATTGTTCAATTCTGTCTGAAATGCTTTTAGTCCTTTCTTTTGACACTCGACATAAATAGAATAAATTTTCTCTGCAATAGGTACTGCCAAAATATCCTGTAAATGTTCAATATATTCTTTTTTTGTATCAACTAATCCTTGTAGCATATATATTCATATTATGACTTTTTCTTATATTCTATTGACCTTTTGTTTATTTATCCTTTTTCTTGCACCTCCATCTGACAACAGATTTAATGCACCATCAAGAATTCCTGTATTGCTATTTGCTGACGTAGGTTGTGTTAAAAAATCATTTATGTTTTTAGTTTGTATGTAAATTACACAAGGTCCTGTAAATTTCATACCAAATCCTTCACCTCCTATAAATGATGAAAATAATGATTTTCCAATCTGTTCAACATCATATTGATAATTATTGTTACATGCCAAAAACATCCCATTGTCTACTAATATAGAATCACCATTTTCAATATTTTCTTGCTGCAAATTACCATATGCAGATAACCAAATATACCCATATTCGCCATTTATACACGAAGCAACAGGTAGTATGAAACCTTCTTGTCCTATACCAATTATTCCTTTCATTTGTGTTGTCATAGATATTTTTATATTGTCCGTACATGCTAAAAAACAATATTTTGATAATCTGTATTCATCACCACTCTTTATTCTGAGAATCATAATAGAATTTATAAAGCTTGAACCCAGAACTAATGTCCCTATCTCTGTAGTTCCACTGAATTTTTGATATACAAAAGATTCACCTGATAGCCATTTCTTGAAACTATTTCCTATACCATCAAAGTGTATTTCAGCTTTTTGAATACCTCCTTTCATATATATCATAGACCCTAATGCAGCAATTATAGTGTGTCCTTCCTTTAACTTATATTCAACATGTTGTGTTCCAACTGTGCCTATCACTGTACTGTTATTCAAAATATCATCATAAACATTAATATTTGCTCCTTTTTGTTTCTTTGGCATCTTACAAAATACAAATAGAAAAATATGATATTATCTTGATATATCTAATATAGGATTAATGCCAATATTGTATTCATTTGCTTTCAATGATTTAAGTATACTTCCATCAAGTCTGTTTTCAAATGCATTCTTAGTATCAGGGTCTTGTGTTAAGCTACAACCATCTAATGTGGGACCTACTTGGTAAATAACATTAACATTTCCTGCATCTCGTGCCGCATAACTATCTGCTACTAATCTATTGCTCTTCATGTTAACATCATCCTTGTCTATTGGGATATTCATGTTTCCTGGATTTGGAGTGTGTCCTGCATCTATCATCATTTGTTCCCTTGTTCCATCTATTTCAGCATTTTCTGTTGCCTCTCTACTAACAGGTCTATGTTCATAAATAGCCTTTGCAACACCATATTCTTCGTTATCAGAGGTATATTGTTTATGTGTATTCTTGAGCTCAATTTCTTGGCTTGCATAACCACCTAGAACACTATTAATCACTCCACCAATAAATCCGAATTCAGCTTTTCCTTTTATAGTAGTTTCTTTGACTGTCTTCTTAACGACCAAATCAGGATCATACACATACACTTTATATGTAGATTTACCAATGTTTCTGACAGTATCCACAACAGGCAGTGTTTCTTTAACAGTTGTCTTCATAAAATCCTGATTTTTGGCATATCCTACATTATTAGCAGTCTTTACATTCAATTGTTGACTATCGTGCAACAATGTCTCTTTAACTGTCGTCTTTGCATCATCTTGTATTGCTGAATAAGACTGGTCTGCCCCGGTAAGATTTAGATTCTCGCTATCATGTAATAAGGTCTCTTTTACAGTAGTCTTTGCATCATCTTGTAAAGCTGAATAAGACTGGTCTGCGCCTGTAAGATTTAGATTTTCACTATCATGTAATAATGTTTCCTTGACTGTTGTCTTCATATTATCATCTGTGTTGATAATACTGAGTTTTGAAGGAATCTGTGCCTTTGGATTACCACCAGCTCTTGGTGCATCTACAAGATATTCCTTAATATTATATTTCAAAGCATCCAGAATTGGACTTACTATAGCCTTCACTGTGCTTGTTAAATTGGAAACAACTGTACGTGTCTGTGTTTCCTGGCGTTCATTATTATACACTATAATATTTTCCTTTCCATAATCATCATTCTCAGCCATACCTTTAATTGTATCCATCTTCGCACTTCCTTTATATTCAATATGCGTGTCTGGTCTCTGTGTTTTCTTAATTGCAAGTTCTGGTCTATTTGTTTCTTTGATGACAGCACCTGTGGTTTTGAACCAATTGTCTTCAGTCTGCTTATAAATCTTCTCAGGCTTGTTTTTAGCATATGGTGCAACAACTGCACGTTGATAAGTGCCAGTAGGAGGTGATTGAAATGGTATTTCATATGTAGCATTTCGTTGATTAACTTTTGAACGTAGTTCATCTAGTGTCTTAGGTCTAGAAAAATCACGTGTATTTTCTTGTTGATATCCTCCACTACCTTGAGAAGTATATCCTTTATTTAACCCTGGACCAACTTTTGTCTGTTCAAATGGTAATACATTGTTATTTATATTTGAAACTGAAACTCTGGATTTCATATAATCTGTATGAGATTGTGCCCCATGTAGATTTGTATATCCAGAAGTAGGTTTGAATATATTATTAACTTCGCGTTTTTGGATTAGCATTCTATCTACTCCAGTGTTCATGTCAAGTTTTGATGTAAATTTATCAATATTCTGTGTTACACCTCCTTTTAAAAACGGTTGCATATTATTATGTTTGAAGTTTTCCATATTGACCTTTTCACCAGTCAATGACGATACATAATCTTGTTTGTCTATATTCTCATCCATTTGCTTAATTTCTTGATAATTAGGTTGAAACTGTGTTGGCGATACTACACCTGTTTCATATGGTCTTGAAGCCTTTTCATGCAGTTTTTTACTTCTATTACTGGCATCTTTTTGCACATAGTCTGAATAGTTTGATGCATATATATTATTGTGTTGATACATGGTCTTCTAAACATAACATATAAAAAATCATATCAAAAAAGTACATATACACATTGTTTGTTTAATAATCTTAGACAATCTAAATATGTTAGAAAAATAAATGTATATGTACTTTTTTGATATCCAAATCATGTACACTTAAGATATAAAGCTATTACATAATAACCCTGATATGAATAAACAATTTCTAAATGAAGGTGTTAGTGTTATTATACCATTGTATAATGGTATTGAATTTTTACCACAAGCCTTAGCTTCAGTTGTTAATCAGACACATACAAGATGGGAACTTATTATAGGCATAAACGGGTACCCCCCTGGTTCAGATGTGGAGAAAAAGGCAAATGAAATAAGAGAAATGTTTGTGAACGATAAACAAAAAATAATTGTTAAATATTATGATACTAAAGGTGCACCACTTACATTAAATGCAATGGCAAGAGATGCCAAATATAATTATGTTGCAATATTGGATGCAGATGATTATTGGGATGCTCGCAAATTAGAAATACAGTTATTGTATGCAACTGTTAAAAAATATGATGTAGTTGGCACATCATGTAGATACATTGGTGTGAAAGTGTTTTATAACGGTATAGAGACCAATTATTTTATACCAGGTATACCATTAAATGAAGTGTCCAATTCAGAATTTGATATATTTAATGTAAACCCAATGATATGTTCTTCCATTTTAATAAGGAAAGAATTGCTTGAATTTGAAGATCATTTTGTTTATGATTACAACCTTTGGTTCAAGTTGTTTTTAAGTAAAAAAAGTTTCTTTAATGTGCCTGAAGTTATGGTATATCACAGAGTACACGAAAATAGTGCTTTTAACAATTCAAATGCAAATTATGTAGATGAACTGAAAGAAAAATGGAAAAAAATTTACAAAGAAGAATCAATTTGAAATAAAATTCCATGCAATATTTTCATTGGATGCACAACATGATTGGTTGTAGTATTAAAATCTTTCACAAACTCTATAACATTGATTAGGTGATTAGATTTGAATTGTTCAAGTATGCTTACAATATTTGTATACAACTGTTTAAAATTATGTTGTTCATGTTTGTAAAGCATCTCTGAGTTGCTAAATTCATCTATCTTCACTACATGATTGGTATTAACATATTGCGGATTTTCTAATTTATAATGTATACCAACAATTTTGTCTGTTTTTTCAACATAAATATTATTGATATCTATTTTTTGGAACTGTATATAATATGTAAACAATGCTGTATAAAGTGAAAGTATTATCTGTTTGACGATGCTGCTATTTAAAGGAATATGCAAAATACTGCTGTAATAAGGTGATAATATCACAGCTGAATCATTATTTATATCTTCTATATCTTTATCATATTCATGTGCACATAAAAACTTTATAATGTCTTCTTCATATTCAAAATAACAATGATGTTGAACAAAATTAATGTTTTTAATCTTCTTGGACATGAAATAATCATGCTTCAAAATAGGATGATTCCATGTACTAATTTTTAACATTACACCATTTCTATCATTTGTTAAAATATTTAGTATGTTTTTTTTGCTTTTATAGAACCTAAGGTCATCTTGATTTATTAAATCAGCCCAGTTGTGCTTATTCACATGTAAACAATACTTTTGTATTTGTAGATTCATAGCAGAATAAGATGAAAGTTCTATAACATTATTATATGGATATGTTAATGATTCTGACATCATTTATATAGTTATAGAAGAATCTTTATGTATTACTTACATTTGACATTATAATTCATATATCCGTTTGGATATCCTGGTGCAAAAGCATCTTGGGCAGTTCCTTTAGCCCAATTATTAATATCATCTAACTCTTTTCCATCACATTTAGGAAAGAATATTGTTTGGTCTTGTGGTACATCAATCACAGGAACATGATTATCTTTGGCTACCATTCTATAATTAACAGGGACTCTATCAAATGCTTCTAACGCATTTTCTTGCGGGTCAGTACATAGCCATTCCCAACGATTGATTCCAGTCCCACGTAATGTACATGCTGGGTTTGACAATCTCGTATCTTCTCTTGGTGCCATGCATGCTCTCGGATTTCCAACATTTACGACACATGGATTCTTTGACGCATATTTCCCTGGAATATATTCATCAGCGTTACACTTACTTTTTTTATAATTGAGCCCAAGTAGTTCACTTGAATCATCCACTGTAGATTGCATTGTGCATGTTGCTGGTCCATAAGATTGATAACGCATACTTGGGTCATCTGGAAGAGTTATTCCACATTGTGAACAATCATTTGCAGGGACATTCAAAGAATATAACCCAGGTCCAATGGTTCTTTTCAACTTTTCGATATAACTACAACTATCATAACTCATTCGTGTATCATTAGGCTGGTTCATTCTAATAAAACAATATATTTTATTATACAAAAAAATGAGACTTAGCAGTTGTTGTAATTCATTTTAGGAGGCAAAGGTATGCTTCTGTACATGATACTTTGACAGGCTGGGAGATGTAGAGCAGTTGTATTTATAGGTGGTGTCTTATCATTTTGTATAATACCGTCCCCTGTAGGCACATATTGATTATTGCCACACTTTGAAATATATCTTGTTTGTCCTCTAAGTTCACTATCAAGGTCTACAAGATTTCCTTTGATATGAGATACAGATGTTCCTCCAAGGAAGCCTAATTGATGTCTACATTTGTTCTTATGTTCATGAAACATGGGAGATAAAATATAACTTAATGTACTAACATTTTCTTGAAGATTTTGTTTATAAGAACAGGTATCATATTTTGATCTGTTGAAACTCATGAGTATATCTATTTTATACATATAATTTATTTTCTATTACAACGATTGAACTCAACTTTGTTCTTATATGACCTTGTATCTTCACCCCCTCTTGTCCAGTCATATACAATATGTTCTGGTTTTTGAACCTCTTTTATACAATCTAACATTGGCATAAATTCATTTGTTGTTATTTCCATAACAGACTTATTGCATCTATATGGCTGTGAGGTTGTTTCATCTGCATTTGAAAGAACAGGAATACTCCTTGAATCTGAACCAGACAAAATATCAAGTTCCTTATGGATATCACCAGAATTTCCTCTAAGCTTAGGACCTCCTGCAAATGTCCTTGTAATCAATTGAATAGGGCATCTATCTCGTGTCATAGCATCTTGATTATTTCGCAATGCTGAATAAGTGTCAATCAAATAATCATCTGATAGACCATACCCAGGTCTGCCACGAAGATTAACATGATCAGTAATCATATTAGGAAGACTTCCTATTGGTTTATTGTCTCTTGCTGTATCATTATAATAAAGAGCATACTTACCCAAATTATCATTGTACGTGTCCTTTGCATTCATCCAACAACTATCTGAATTTAAATTGGCTTTAGCATCATATAAACTGCTCATACTACTATCTATTTTTAATAGACATATAAAAATTATTTGTTTTCAATCAAAAAACTTTTATTCAAGTTTGCCAATGATGGTATACACTCTGTTATACATTTATCAAAATTGTGAACGTCATATGGTTCTTTATATTCTTTTTGACATGAATTATTATGATATTCTTTCACATTCCATTCTTTTTTATCAGAACTTACACCAATCTGTTCATAAATGTCTCGTTTGTCTTTCAATGTTTTCGTAAAAGATTCATTATGAATATCATCAGATATATTATTATTATAGTATGTGTTTACTATTTTATTATCATCTTTTAATGAAGAAGTATATTCAATCTTTGAAATAGCTTGGTCATTTTTTTTATGGACTGAATATGTTATAGATGTGTATGTCTCCATATACTGCATATATTTATTATTTTTTATATAGTTTTTACTACATACGAAGATCTCTGTAAATATTTTTGTAGCAAAATATTGTATCTTCTTTGCATGAATCACCTCTATTGTACAACCAGTTTGCATATGTAGATTGGTCATTTGGAAGACTGGATACAGGGACTGTATAGAACTGTCGTTTTGATGTGGACCTATCATATATGTCATCTACATTCCTGAACATGCTTTCATCAAAATATTTTTCTATATTTTCTTGTATTTGATTATCAGATATAGGACATGCTTTGATACCTATATCATCACCATATATCATGTTTGGATTCATAAATGGATTATGTTTTGATGGCTTTGTACATACTTCATTGTCAATAACTTTCAAACTGTTTTTATTGAGAAAAGCATTTGAATCTTTTATTATATTATGTTGATAAGTATATATTATTACAATTATAATTACTAATATAATCATAAGGAGTATAATACGAACATCTCTCAATATGAGGGCAAGAATAAGGCATACAAATATTATCAATCGTGTCAACGTATTTAATTTTTCTTCTATAGTCATGTAGTCAGTGGGTAGTAATACTGGAACAAATAAAAGTGAAATATTGTTTGTCCAAAACATATGTTCTGTATCTATTTATTTGTTATTATTTTTATTCTACTTTGCTTGCTTCAGCATCTGCTGCAGCTTTTCTCTTTTCATTCAACTTCCTTTTCAATTTCTTTGCTTTTGCAATCTTCTTTAATGCTGATTCATTCATTGTGGCACGTGTTCCTCTTGGTGCATTATTTTTGTTCATACTTTTCAAAATACTACTAAAATCATTTCCATCTGAATTACCCATCATAGATGACATCATACTCATTATGTTTGACAAATCTGGTCCTTTGCCACCTTTTGTATTACCACCAGGTACGCCTCCTCCTCCGCCAAAAATATTAGGCATAATTGAAGCAAACTTCATAGCATCTTGAATGAGATTTTCTTGCTTCAATTCACCATTGGAAATTTTGGTAGCCATCTTCTTGCTCACATTTGTTATGATATCAGCAAAACCACTATCTGGGTCTCCAATAGCCTTCAGAACATCTCCATTCTCACCCATTGATTTCTGTAGTTTTCCTACATCAATATCCTCAAGAATTTCCTTTGCCAACTTGCCAAGAGTAGTGTCTTCAATAAAGTTCATGTCAATTCCTGATTTCTGCTTGATTTTCTCATTACGAAGATTTTGCAATTTTGTAAGAACCTTTTTAACATTCTCATCTTCTAATTCCTCAATTAATGCCTTGTTATCAATAGTTTGTAAAATACTTACAATCTTTGCAGACATTTCATCTGTTAGTTCCTTGCTGAAAATATAGAACACACAGATAAAGTGATTACATAGATAACTATCATCCATAATCTTCTGAATATCATCCAATGTGATATTTTGATATAAATTCAAATGTTTTTGTTCATCCATCCAAGTCTCACAATCACCTTCTATATATTTATCCCATAGTTCAGAAGGTATCTGTTCTTTGAAGTAAATCAAATACTCATCAGATGCCTTATCAAGTGTTACATAATGTTCTTTAATAGCCTTATACACAGCTTTAGCTGTATCACTATTGTCTTTGTTTTTCTTTGCCACATCTTTAATTCTCTTCAAAAAATCAATGTAATACTGATTGAATATAAATGTTGCTGTCATATGTATATATGGAAATTATGACATATTCTTTATATCTATTTACTGAATATCCAGAGAGCGTTGTTTCATAATTTCTTCCATACTGGGTAGCTTCTTTTTTTCCTGAGTATCACCTGTATAAGACACTGAAGACGATGCTGCTACAGAAGACGTTGTCATTAATGATTTTGACATGATTTCATTGTCAATTATGTCCCAGTTATAATTTTTATCATTGATAGCTGTATCTGTATCATCTATATTAGAAAAGTGTTCTGCTGATATAGAACCCAATGTAAATGCCATCGGTTCATCTGGTACATTTTGTGTGGCAACATCTGGTATGGTTGAAGCATCTGATTCTCTGGTTATGCGCTTTTCATTCCTAGTACTATTACTTGCAAACAAAATTCCTCTATTTGGTAGTAAAAGATAATCAAATACAGCCTTGCCAAAAATATATTCTTTTGTATTTAGCAATAATAAAGCTGGTACAGAATGTATCTTGGGGTCTATAGGTTTTTGCATGCTACGTAATGTATCAATTGACACAGTTTTGACTGTTTTATTTTTATCATGTTTTTGAATAGTTTCCAAGAGGATATTACAATGTTGACAATAATTACTATAGAACAGTATCATTATTACTAAGAACAAAAATAATGTATAACCTTATATACTAACTATAACTAATCTTTCAAATATTATCTATATAATATATATGCAGACATTTGTACTTACAAACCCAGAAACCAAAGAAGTTATTACTACAGCAGACAATCTAAATAGATATTCATGCGAGTATATCAAATGTGTAATAGATAAACAAATATCAAAAGCTTCATGGAAACAATCTCTATGTTATACAGCAATTGGTTCAGAAGGTGATACAGTAATATATCATAATGATACAATTCATATATGTTAGAATGGACATAATTCAAAATCATGTGTGTATGGGTACTTCTTGTATTTATTGGTTTGTTTGACGTCTTTCTTCAAATCTTGTAAGAACATATTGCGAATAATATTTTGATTTCGTATATACTCTTGATTTTTATCATAATCTGGGTGTTCTTCGTGACTATCGTTCAGTTTGTCAAATAAAATATTTTTAACTTGCTCATCTTGTGTACTTATGCATTTTTGAGATTCATCTTCAAAAGATATATCTGGTATATGTTTATATGTTCTGGGAATTTGCATCATATCCTTTGTATCTTCACTTGATTTCATGTATATCTTGTCTTCACATATAGCACCTACTAAATTAGCATATACCATTCTAATACACTTTGTGCATAAACGTACTACACAAACTATATTTATGTGATAAGCATACATGTCATTGTTATTATGATATACAAAATCATAATCTATCATAATTTCTTTTTCATTCTTTGTATTTTTTCTGATCTTGTTTACATTTGCATAAAGTATATTGGTATTTTTTAGTTTCTTCTTGATGAAATCATGAAGCCTATTGCACATATCAGTTACATTTTCATTATATGACACTGACCAATTTGTCCATGTAGTACCTTCAATATACTTGATTGCATTTATAGCATATGAGTTACCACATAATGCAGATTGTACAAATTCTTGCACTTTAGCATCATTGCATTTTATACTATGGTCCAATAGATTCTTATTTACATATGTATGTAAGGTTCTATCTGGAAGATAAACATTATCAATGTTGGCAAAATTCTCTGCAATTTTGTATGATATTGACATAAACGAAATTGTTATTAATAATAAAATAAGCAAGTTGATCATTTGCATCTTCTTTACTAAAATAATATATTTATTTCCGCAATTCTTTATTATTATCATATATTAGGATTTAAGATGTTATCACGTATCTATTTTGTAATATTGCTGTATATCATATGTTTGTTTCTGATATTTTTATACAAACCTGCCATGATGTTTGATGATAAGGGTTGTATAAAACATTTCAGTTATGACGAAAGTGATACAAATGCTTCCTTGATGAATATAGAAATTGTTTTGTGTATACTGGCAATACTCTGTTATTTCATAGTTTTAGCTGGAGAATTGATTATGAGTTAAACATCAACTTAAGACATTGTATATTATAGTAGATATGACACAATATCAGCAGATACAAGAGTGGATTTTGAATCAAATCAATCATCCTACACCAAAATTATCTCTGCAAAATCTTCTTTTTGTTGCTGGCAACTCTGGTATTGGCAAAACATATAATATACATAAAATTTGCAATGAATTAAATCTTGATATCATGCATGTATCTACAAATAATTGTATGTCATCAGAAGAACTGAATGACATTATTACTAAATATATAACATCAAATATGCTACAAATATTGTGCAATAACTTTCGCAAGAAAATTATTATTATAGATGAATTTGAGTCAATTATGGCAATAGACCGTACAATTAATACATGTCTCTTAAATATTCTTACCAATACAAAACTAAAAAGTGTTCCCATTATTTGCATATCATCTTTGGATATAGTCAAAAAAATTGGTGTTATAAAAAAAAAATGCAAAATCATAGAGATAGAAAACCCTTCTTTTCACGAAGTATGTAGAATTCTTAATAAGATATATCCTCATATTGACAAAGATATAATCAAAACAACAGCAGAAGCATGTGATGGTAACTTATCACATTGCATTCAAAGACTTGATAATAATATATCATATTGTATGGATGAAGATACACGCATACATGCATTATATAGCAAAAACTTTGATAGAGACTTGATAAAAAAGGTGGTATTGACAGATATTTGGTTGATACCACTTAGATTTCATGAAAATTTGATAGCAGTATTGAAGCAACATAAATGCACTAATATACAAAGAAACGAATACTACAAAACATTCATGCAAAATCTACTTTATTTTGACTTCATTACCACAAGTTCATCAGATATAGCATCTGATATTTTTGCATCAATGATATATTTTTTGAGCAATTTATCTGCCAAGAAAAATGCAAAATTCAATACAGAGGGTTTCACAAAAATTCTGAGTTATTTGTCTTTACAAAAGAAATTTATCAAAAAATCACATGCGAATAACACATCTAATTTTCCATTATATCAAATTAGCAATTATCATACTCATATTTCAGGAAGAAATTTTTATGTTCTTTAATTAGATATATAATAATAATGGATGGAAATGTAAATGTACAGCAACAAAATAACATTTTTGATGATTCATACCAAACAATAAAAAACACTGCATCCAAAGTATCTGATGGTGTTTCTACTGTAGTGAATACTGCTAATAAAACAGTGGATTTCTATACCAGTAAATTTACTGTCATAGCAGGTCTAATATTTGTTATCCTGCTTAGTATATTTGTATCATATGGATTATATTATATCATATCATCTGCTATTTTTAACCAATCACGTTTAATTATTGAAGGAACAAAAGTTCCTATCATATGTAATATATATAGCAAGTATAATATTACAGCTTTTAATAAGACTGGAAATGGTAAGAGACGTTCTTATACCTTCTGGATATACATCAATGATATGAATAGTTATAATGGGTCATATAAACACGTATGGCACATTGGCAAAGTTGATAGTATTAAGTCAGCGAGTCCATTTGTATTCTTAGATTCTTATCAAAATAAAATGTATTTTAGATTTGCTGCATTATCAGATGACTCTTTCATAAATGATACAAGTTCTGTACAGAACCTTTCACCAAGTGAATTGCTCAAGTTCATGCAACAAGGTATTGAAATCCCATATGTACCATTACAACGTTGGGTGCATATTGCTGTTGTTATCAATGAAAATGCTAATGGTGGAACAGTTGTTGCATATGTTGATGGTGATATTGCTAAAATTGTTTCATCTGGTGAGTTAAATGCAGAAGGTGGTAGCATAAAGGTTAGTAATTTAGACCTTGATAATATGGGAGACTTGCATGTTGGTGGCACTTTTGAGGGTAATATAGGACCTGGTTTTTCTGGTTTGATATGCAAGATTGCTCTGTTCAATTATGACCTCAATGATAAAGATATATACGATGATTATAATAAAGGACCATTGAATGGATTCTTATCATCACTTGGTCTTGCCAATTATGGTCTCCGTAGCCCTGTTTACAAGTTAACATGAAACAAAAAATTTAATGTATAATAGATATAGAGTATATTAAGATGATTTTAGCTAATATAGTGCAGATTATTTTAGCATTATTCTTAGTTTTTATATTATTATTTGTAGCATATTTAATATACAACTATGAATCAATGATAAATCTTCGCAACAAATTGTATTTAAAAAAAGAAATTATAATTTTTGATGGAATCATGGATTTTACAACAACACAATGGACATTCAATACATATAACAAATCATTTGCATCTTTCAAAGACCTGACACCATCTATTAATCAAAACGGAGGAGCAGAATATTCTTATAATTTTTGGCTCTGTATTAATAAAGATGCTATGAAATACATATCATCATCTGATATTGTTCTTTTGATGCGAGGCAGCAAAATCAAAGTTCCTTACATAAACAATACAAATTGCGAAATTGTCAATAAGGGGTCGTATGTTATTGTGAAAAATCCCTTGATTCGCATGAAATCTGATGGTACTGCTATGATTATTGAATATAATACTATCACAAATCCTGATGCCTATCGTGAGAATGGTACAAATGTTATCAATTGTGGTTCTGGTTCATGGATGGACAAAAACAAGGGATTACTTGGTATTTATAATATGAGCAATTATGTATATAATAAAAAATGGTTTATGTTTACTATGGTTTTACGCGAAATTACGCCTGAAAATGATGTATTATACAAAAATAAGACTAATTGCAGAGTCTATATAAATGGAATCAATGTTTTGGATAGAACAGTTGAGTCTCCATACAATGGAGCATATGGTTCAGCTGCTATGAAACACAACAGAGCTCCTTTACATGTAAACCCAGGTGATATATTTTCTACAATCAAAGACGACACAACAAATCCAATAGAGGCACAATCTGGAATATCCACAGCATTGCAGATGGCAAATCTGACCTATTTCAATTATGCTTTGTCTGAATCAGACATCGCAGGTCTATTTCAAAAAAAGTTTACACAGGAGGCAGCAAGAGCACCAATGGATAATGAAACATTTCAGGAAGACAAATACAGTATAGCAGCTGTATCAGAAAATAGTAATAACCTTCCTCTTGCCTTTTAGTATTGTTTATTTCTTTATCATATATAAGATATTTGTAATATTGAATATATATAATATGGGAGGTGGTCTATTACAACTTATAGCAGTTGGTCAGATTGACCAATTTTTAAGTGCTAATCCCGAGCTTAGTTTTTATCAATATGTCTACAAACGCCATAGTCCGTTTGCAATGGAATCAAGACAATTAACATTTGAAACAAATCCTGTATTGTCTCCAAGTGCTGTTGCAAACAATTACAAGTGTGAAATAATAAGATATGGAGACCTTTTAGGTGAATTGTATTTTTGCTTTACTTTACCTGATATATATTCATCCGATAGGTATAGATTCAGATGGGTTCCAAATATAGGTCATGTATTTATCAAAAAAGCAAGTGTATTTATTGATGATAGCATATTACTTGACCAGACTACTGGAGATTGGATGACAATATGGAATGAACTTACACAATGTTGTGATGATAATTATGGTACTTTGATAGGAAATGTCCCTGAATTGCAGACACCCAAGTTAAATGTTTCCAGAGTAAGTATAAAGAATAACAGGTTCATATATTACTATTATCCTGAATCATTCAAAGACAAGAATAATCCACCTTCAATTAATAGTAGAAAAATAGTAGTTCCATTGAATTTTTGGTTTACAAAGAATCCTTCACTCGCACTCCCATTACTCCGTTTACAGCTGAGCAGAGTATCTGTAAGAATTGATATAGAATCTTCTGAAAGTTTATATCAAGTATGGGCAGCAAGTCTGAATAGATATGTGAGTCCCATGTATTATAATGAGTTATATGGTGATAATATAGATATCAATACTTTTACTAAAAATATATCATTGCAACCATACATAGAGGCAAATTATGTGTTTCTTGGTGAAGATGAACGCAATACCTTGTTTATGAAATCTAAATTAACATACATGGTTGAACAATTAAGTATCAATACTGCTCAAAGTATTCCATCCACTACAAATGCAAGCCATAATATAAATATAATGGTTAATAACCCTACAAAAGAGATTATATGGACACTAAGAAGAGATGATTATTGGAAATACAATGAGTTTAATAATTATAGTCCGAGTATACCAGAAAGCTCAGATGATATTCTAGACAAGGCTGTTATCAAATTCAATAATAATGATAGATTTCAAGAAAAGAGAGCAGAATATTTCAACATGATTCAACCATATCAACATCATAGCAAGGTTCCTAAGAAAGGTATATATTGCTATTCATTTGCAATATATCCAGAAAAAGAGTTTATATCAGGATACTATAATGCTGCTCTTGTAAAAACAAATTTGTTGGTATATACAAAGAGTACATATAATAACGACACTATTAATGCACTTTTAACATCATCTGGTAAACAAAGCTACAATTTCAATTACCTAATCAATGTATATAGTGTCAATTACAATGTTTTTGAAATTGTAGGCGGACAAGCTGGAATGAAATTTACTATATCCAAATAAATATCTGCTATAATAGCAAATATGGACCTTACTATGTTCATTATCTTCGTAATTTTATGCTTTATGCTATACTATCTAACATCTGCTGTGCAATCATTAATAGAAGAAATAAAGGAAATTAAGACAAAATGTGTGCATTCTGGTAATACAAATGTTGAAGATTTTAAAGTCGCAACACCTGACCCAGGTGCTATCATGACACAGAAAGCCTGGCAATTTTTTACAAATATCAAGAATGTGTTTGGACACAATATGTAATTATATAAGAATGTTGATGTATAATAGAATTGTTATCATGTGTGAAACTTGTCATGCTTGTGCAAAGAAAATTGGATTATTAGATATCATAACGTGTAAGTGTCGTTGTGGAAATTTGTATTGTTGTAAACATAGATTGGACCATATTTGTTCATATGACTATTCACAAAATTACCAAATACCAGATAAGCTTGAAGAAAAGAAGCTGAATAAGATATAGATATATGTTTTTTTTGATATTACCTAATCAATTATATGATATAGGATATCTGAAGAATGTTGGAAATAGAATGATTATATGGGAATGTCCTCATTATTTCACAGCATATTCTTATAACAAGAAGAAGTTAATTTTGCACAGAGCAAGTATGCGTGCTTATAATGATATGTTGTTGAAAAAAGGTTATAATGTTGTATATGTGGAGTTTGGTACAAAGTTGGATGATAATGCAGAATATTTGCTTTATAATCCTTTGGACAATCCAAGTATATTAGGATTACCTAAGAAACACAAGATAATTGATATTTTGATTCCAAATATGTTGCTAAATGATGCAATATTCAAAGAATACAGAGAACATACCAAGAATTTCTTTTTTAATGCCTTCTATATGTGGTCTAAGAAAAGGATTGGTATTATACCTGATATCAAGTCGCAAGATAAAAACAATAGGTTAAGAATTAACAATAGTGTAAGCATCAAACAACCCTATGATGATGTAGCTGTGTCAAAACCTTCAATTGAATATATTCAAGAAGCATCCAGGTATGTTTTGAAGCATTTCAAGGATAATCCTGGTAATGTTGACAGATTCATATTTCCTATTACCAGGGTTGATTCTCTGAAATGGTTGAAACACTTCATCAAGAATAAACTTAAGAACTTCGGACCATATCAGGATTTCATTGATAAACACAACAATCACCTGTATCACTCTCTATTATCATCTTTGTTGAATATTGGTTTGATAGGACCATATGATGTTATCAAAATGCTTCCTAAGTCTGGTATACCAATAAATAGTTACGAGGGTTTTATAAGACAGCTTTTTTGGCGTGAATACCAGTATTACTGCTATTTATATTTTGATTTCTCTGGAAATTACTTTGGTAATACAAAGAGGTTGGGTAAAGAATGGTATACTGCAAAAGTTGGAATTGAACCAGTAGATGATGCTATCCTTGAAGCATTTGATAGTGGATATTTACATCATATCAAGAGACTTATGGTAATTGGAAATTATATGAATTTATGTGACATAAGACCTAAAGAAGGATTCAGATGGTTTATGGAATTTTCATGTGATTCATATGAATGGGTTATGCATCAGAATGTATACGAAATGGTGTTTTGTGTATCTGGTGGCGGAACTATGAGAAGACCTTATGTTTCTTCGTCCAATTATATTTTACATATGAGTAATTACAAAAGAGACAAATGGTGTATTGAATGGGACAATAAATACCATGCATTTATTGAGAAGAATAAAAAGAAGCTTTGGAAATTTAGATACTATTTCAGGGGGGTATAAGGAATGTGAAAAAGTACATATCAGTGTGTTTATGTACTTCATATAGAATTTATTTAAGTAAGGATTTAGGATAGTGTATATGTACTTTTTTATAGTGACTGATATTATCGTTTATTGGGTAGTGTATAAGGAATTTCCAGATAATTAAAGATATCTTCTTCTGACTTGATTGAATCTGTAGTATCTACCAGTATTTTTGTATTGTTATCTTTAAAACCATATTCAGATAATGACAAACCTTTCTGAAGTGCCTTCCTACGCATGTAAATATTGAAATTATAAGAACCAGTGAAATAGAGCAATGCAAAGTAATAATAGCTTTTATCTGCAACAAGAATGTCAATACGTCTTGCAGGAAGGTCTGGTGTCAATTTGCATATGCCCATAAACTTGTTCTTACCTGAAGCTAATGACTCTATAATATATCCAGAAGTTGTCAAATTTGCTATAAAGGTTTTCATATTGAAATCAGGATGTGCTTGTATCAGAATGTCAATATCACCCATGTCTTTTGCTTTTCTGCGGAAACTGCCAACCATTTCAAATGTTATTCCTTGAGGTGCAAGTAATTTTTCAATTATTTTATAATGTTTCTTTCCTTCTGTCATAGGAATACGCATATTCAAATCTTCGTAATATTTGAGACCAATTTTCTGTTTATCATTCAAAAGTGATTCATTTTGATATAAGTCATCAAATGTTTTGACAGTTTCCAGAAGTTCTCCTATTTTGGCTGGACCAATTCCATATATACCAAGTAGTTTCTTTCCTAAAATGTATTTCTCATCTTGTATAGCTCTTTCAACAGCATGCATTTTACCTGTCTCCAAGAATTCAAGGATTTTATCTGCAATCTTGCTACCTATCCCTTTGATATTTTTCAAATCTTCAGTTGTTTTAATAGGATGCTCATACAGTTCAATGCTATCTATCACCTTATCATATGCCTTTGCCTTGAATGGTTGTTTATTGATAACCTCATATTCTGAAAGAATTTTCAGATTATTGATGATTGCTTGATTCATATTCTTAACACTCATTTTGGCATTGTTATTATGGTATGTGTTTATATCATTTTTTCTTTTATCCATAATGCATCTATTGGTGGCTGGGTTGAGTATCTTTCCATCAGGACAGACTCGTTGCTGTTTAATAGGTCTTGATTTGATGCATCTTCCTGTTTCAGGATTTAGGACCTTGCCTTCTGGGCATATTTTATAATTCATTTTATTTCATGCATAGAAAATAGAATGCAAACTACTGATGTGTGCAAACGATTAGTTTATTGGGGACAATTTGGCCCAACATGTTGGTTCAACGCATTGCTTATGGTTGCCCTTTATAGTCAACACAGCAGAGAGCGTGTATTGGAGGCAAGTAAATCTTGGGATGAGAAGATAAAGATTTTTAAGATATTCAAGCATATTCTCAAATACAAGTTTGTAAAGACTAAGAAACCTGAAAAGGATATCAAGTTTTTTGAACGTATCAAACCAGAAAAAATACTGCAAATATTGCATGATTATAAGACAAATAAATTTGTGTTCAATCCCAAGATACATTCAAAACAAGGCTTTGCTCATGAATTGTATATCAAGAAGTTTTACAAGATGTTAAACTTAAATGGTATGCATTTTACCAGATTTGATGATAACACTGTAGCTTATAGCAAAAGAAATCATATTCATTTAGATTCAGTGCAAATTACAGACGATGGCATAACTTATAAAACAAAACCCAAGTCATTAGAATACATTCAAAGAAAATTAAAAACAATTCCTGATATTCTTTTCATAGAATGTAATACTTCAAAAGATTTGCGTGAAAGGTATAAAGGTCCATATCAAAATCAAATTTTCAAAGATGTTCAATTAGCTTCTATGAATGATGTTATTATCTTTAATAATACACAATATGTACTTGATTCTGTCATATTATCAAATTGGAATAATAGTATTATTTCGCGTTCGCATGCAATTGCTGGGATAACTTGTAATAATGAAAGATATGTATACAATGGTTGGACACGTTATACAAAAGATCCTACCATGCCTCAAAATCAGAATACTAAACAATATTTGAAAGTACCATGCGAATTGATGAAATATAAGTGGGATGTTAAAAAACATCATGATTTCTGTATCAATTCAAAAGAATGTAAGCTTGATAATGCACAACCTTTTACAAAAAATATGTGCTTTTCTTTTAACAAAGGAGAGCAAATGCTTGTATATGTTAAAAAGGTAAATTATGATATAAATATGAATATATTACAGACTCCTGAGTATGTATCAATGGATCAGTCTTCCAAAAACTGTCCTCCTGGTAAAGTTTTGAACCCCAAAACAGGAAGATGTAATAAAATCAAGAATACAGTCATACCTATCAAACCAGGTACTAAAAAATCTCCTAAACAATGCCCTCCTGGTAAAGTTTTGAACCCCAAAACAGGAAGATGCAATAAAATCAAGAATGGACCTATCGGACCTTTTGGACCTATCGGACCTATCGGACCTATTGGACCTATCGGACCTATCAAAATCTGCCCTCCTGGTAAAATGTTAAACCCAAGAACTGGTAGATGTATAAAAACAAAAACACAGATTACAAAATGTCCACCTGGAAAGATTTTAGACCCCTCAACAAAACGTTGTATATTATTGGCAACTGCTCAAAAACGTAAATTATTATAAATTATTCATCATCTTCATCTTCAAACTCTAAATGCATATAAAGTTTTTCAAACATTTCATAAAATTTGTATTGGATGTTCATATTATGCCACATAAAATGACAAGGATTATGTTTGTGCATACGTATTTCATTATTTTTATACCCTAAAAGATTTACTATTCTTTTATGCTCTGTTAAAAGTCCTCTGTCGTTCTCGCTATATGTGAATAATCTCTCTTTGAATTCTGTTATGAGAAGAAGCTTAAAGTTTTCTTGTATTTCTTGATTTTTTAAAGAAATCTCATATAATATCTTGTGTTCTTCTTCTATATATATATCTTGGGTTGCCAACAATTTTGACACCATATTTTCAAGAAGAATCTCATAATAATACTCTGCTGCATATTTATTACACCATTTGATTATATTTGAATTCACTGAATACATATCATAGTGAAATGTCTTGATAATGTGTCTACAATGTATTTTTGAAAGATAAACAAAACATTTTTCATTGTCAAATACAATGGACATAATGAACTCCATGAATATATTTGGTATATTTATTTTTATGTAAGCATGAAAAAGAAAAAATGACATAAAACAATAATCATGTATTATATTAAAGAGAAGCACAATGTTCAGAAACTACGCCCATGATGCAAAGGACCCTTCTGACAAACATTCATTTGAAATCCATGATGTGGATGTAGCCATTATCAATGGCATTAGGCGCACCATACTAACAGATATCCCAGTACCAGGGATGATAGGAGAGGAAGAACCTACTATTCAAATCATTAAAAACAATGGACCATTACACAATGAAATTATGATTCATCGCATTGGTTTGCTTCCTGTTTGTATGACAGAAGATGAAATTGAAGAATATGAAGATGGTTATGTGGAGCTTGAGTTGAATGTTTTGAATGAAGGGACAACTATGTTGAATGTTTCTACTGCAGATATCAAAGCAAAAAAAGGAGGTAAAGATGTAAATAAAAAAGATTTGGAAACATTGTTTCCTTCAAATCCTATTTCAAAGTCCCATATATTGATATCACGACTAAGAACAGGTGAGCAATTACATTTTAAGGCAAATGTAGTAAAAAAAACAGCAAGATACAATGCCGCATTCAGTCCTGTATCACTTGCAAATTTCTTCTATATGCAAGACCCTGAACAAGCCAAAAAAAAGGATAATATTCTTGACAAAGAGCGGGCATACCTGTCTAATAAATACGGTGAAGCAAATGCTGTTGTATTTGAGATAGAAAGTGTAAATCATTTGATAGGTCCAAAATATTTGGTTTCCAAATCTATTGAAATTATAGTGGATAAATTGAATAATTTGATTGCGAATATCAACTCGGAATCATTAGGAACAAATGATGTAAAATTGTATCCATTTGAAAATTTGCACAATACATACGAGTTTTCTATTCAAAATGAAGATGATACAATTGGAAACATCATACAATCCTTTGTACATAATAAATATGTCCGTGATGAAAAAGCTGTATTGGACGACATTCATTGTTCTTATATTGGATATGTTTGTCCTCATCCATTAAAAGCAGAATTAATCATTCGTATGACACTTGATGACCAAACAAATCAAGCAGTGTTTATCAGATTCTTGGAGATAAATTGCAGAGTTATCATAGATGAACTCTTGAATATGAAGAAAGAATGGAACAAATTCATGAATTAAATATTTATAATGTTTAGAATGCCAGGTATATTAAAAAATGGGAAAAATGATGCTAAGAAAAAGAATGTTCAAATAGATACAAAAACAAAGGAGGATTCTAATATACCATCTAGTTTGACACAATCATGGATTAATAGTTTTTTTCCACAAGCAAACATAGCAAAAAATAGACAGGAGGTTGCGAAAGAAAAAGCACAAGAAATTAGGCATTACGAAAGACAATTACAAAATAACAATAAATATGCTACATTATTTCCACAAGGTAGCCCGTATTTGAATTACTCTAATCATCAACCTAATACCCAACATCATCAACGTCCTGTTCAACGTCAATATGTTCAACCTGTTCATCAACATCAATATGTTCAACCTGTTCATCAACGTCAATATGTTCAACCTGTTCATCAACGTCAATATGTTCAACCTGTTGTATTTCCAAGAGGTGTTCCAAGTTCTCATCAAATTTTTCAACATAATGGACAATATTATATCAATCCATATTACAAACCAACTAACAAAGGACATGCTTATGCTCATGGTGGTAAAAAACAAAAGACTAAAAAATCTAAACAAAATAAGAAAACACCTAAGAAGAAGACATAATTTTTATTTATTTTTTATAAATAAAGGGAATAAATCTTATTATGATAGATGCATTCAATATAGTAGATGAAGAATTAGGAGAGATAGAATACTATGAAATTATAACTCTTGATGAAATTATCAAAGATAACCCTACATTTATTGCATTTTCCAGAGAAGAAATATTTGATGAACTTTACAATTTCTTTAAGAACTCTAATAAATCCGGAATGTTAACTGACCTATTCTATAAAAACAATACAGTCAATATCAAGAATTATGTTTTTATTGCAGATGCCAGTAAAAAACAGATAGAAGATGATATTGAAGAATTTTCTAAAGAATTTCAGATCATGACAAAAATGCGATACAAAGATAGTCAAACTGAAAAAAACAAGTATTTTTTTGCATTAGCTTATGATATGCATTCCAAGAATGTTCGTCTTAAACCTTACATGAAAACAACTATAGAGTTGCAAGATACTGTACAGAACATCAATATATTCTATCCTGTAAATGAATCTGATGATACTAATATTCCTATTATGGCAGCATATTATAATGCTCCAACTGCAACAGGTGAAGATTATATGTCGCAAAAAGTCATCTCACAACTTGACAAAGCAGATGCATTCAATTATGTAGAATCTGATGCTTTCTCAGACATCAATAAGTTAATTACAGTGGTTAAACCTAAAATGCAATCTATAATTGAAAAACTAAAGATAGACAAAGATGATTTCAACCTTGACTATAATCATCTGAATAATATGCTAAAAAGATTCAATACATCACTTGAAGAAATTGACATCAATGATTTTGAGCTACTCAAACAACATCTTCAGAAGTGTGTTGAAGATATTGATGAACATACTATCAAATACAAGAAGTACAAAATCAAAGAATTGGCAGTATCCAATGAAAAGATTGAATTTTATAATAAGATTCAAAACATAACCAAGTTGCTAACATTTACAGACAAGATGAAAGAAGAATATGCAGTATTAACAGAATCTTTGTTTGATGAAAAGGTGAATATGAATACTGCTCCATTGCTCTATAATAACATCAATGATATGGTGAATGCTGTCATAAATAATGACATATCTGTTGAAGAAGTCATTCAAAATCTGGAAGCAAATAGAAATGTTTTGGTTATTGATCATGTTATTAATACATTAAAGGGTATCTCTAAAAATGATGTGGAAAATATCACTAATATGCTCCAAGACCTCACAGAACGTTTCAAACTATTAAAAGGGACACTCAAAGATATATTTGAATTTCATTTCATTGAGCTATATGAAGATATAAAGGAAATAAAAGCAGGAAATGATTTCAGTGGTTATGAAGGTATCCCAGACGTCTATAAAAATGATTCTAAATTTGAAGGTATGAATGAAGAGGGTAATGATGATATTATGCCAGATATGAGTGTAAATGTTCATAGAATTGCACAAAAGTCTCTTGATAAATATTGGTTATCAATTGAATATAAAGATGCTCATGGATTCATTGAAATGCTTAAAATTTGTTTACCAATTATTGACAATGTACAGGATATTGCTGTATTAAATATAGATTATGATTTGTTATGCAAAGCTCTATATACCAAATTTGCAGGAGTTCCTACAAAATATGATATGATGCGTGAGATTCTTATCAAAGCAGATATGAAGATGTCAGATGCATACATTAAAGATGTTATCAAGATAACACCTAATACAGCATTATCACAAGCGCCTCAAGATGACATAGCATTATACATACAACAATGCAATAAAGAATTCATAACATATCTATATGATATGCTGTATATGTGTTTAGCATGGTGGTCATTAGTTGTACAAGAAGATATCATAAATGATACTCTGATATTTGATATGAACTTGTGTTCACCAACTTATATAGATAAATGGAGTATAGATGATTTACCTATCAAAGATACTAAACAAGAACGTGGAGTATTGGCATATCTTGCTGCAATTTTGGAAGATATTATGATAGATAACAATGAAATGGGAGTACCTCATGCTATATTAAAGAATTCTATGAAACATATTGAAGACAGTTTCTCAGATACTATATCAAGACTGAGAGAGAATGCAAAATCTGTCAACAAAAAAAGGGACAAAGGTGCAGAAACTTACACCAATCTTTTGGACACAATTAAAGAACGCAAGAAGAATAGGTTGTTGTCTGATTATGTAGATGCATTACTATACATGCCAAGTTATAAATACAAGAAAATCCATAAGTTTCTTTTAGGATGTTGTATGCAAAAGATTGGAAAACAATTTTTAGTAGACAGTGATATAGATCCTATGAATCGCAAAGGACTTATAGCAGCCAAAAAGAAATATGCATCTAATAGAGAGACAAACAAACCAAGATATGCAATGTATGTTCCTATGACAGATGAAAAACAACACCAGTCTGATTCAGATTCTGATTCTGATTCTGATTCAGATACATCTAATACATTTGTATTTCCTACAATGTTAGATAATTCTCCTCAAGATTCTATGACAGTTGAAGATTGGTTGGAGAGTATGCGAGATAAATCATCATTATTACCAAATAAACTCATTGATGAATTCCGTATACAAAAAAATACCAAAAATGCTCAACTTTATTCTGAAGTTTTTATACAATGTTTATGCAAAACAGCTGGAAACAAATTCCAAGAATTACAGGACCTATTCATGAATGAAAAGAATGTACATGACAGAAATATACTGAATACTCTATGTAAAATCTTCAACACATTTCCGACTGAATCTGAAAATGATAGGATGTTACTACAAACTGCTATAACATGTATTCAAGATACTCTGAAGGAACTTGATAAGCTCATAACATGTATCAATGAAAACAATAAGGCGGATATTTATCGTATTAAGAAATATATTACTGCAAGAGCATTATGTTTACCATGCAATCCAGATAATGCCAAAAACAATATACTGTATCCATCCATAAATGTTTCAAATGGATTTATCACTCAAATATCAAAGCAAGTGTATAGCACTATGATAAAGTATCTACATATGATTAACATGCCTACTATGGAAGATAATGTCAAGTTTATTAATACAATTAGAGAGCAAAATAAAGTCAAAATATTAAATGTTATGAATACAAAAACGATGGAAGAAAGAGATCTGATGAACTCTCTGAAAAAGATTGGACTGAAATATGAAAATGATGATGACAAACCATTTATCAATCCTGATAAACCTCAAACAGATGGCGATAATGATAATGATAATGATATTGAAGATGATGATATTGACAATGGTGACAATGATGAAGATGACTATAATGATAATGATGATTAAATAATTTCTAAGATTTTGTGGTTGTAGTACCAGGAAAAGTACATATACATAGCTTTCTCACCACTATTTTCAATTTTTATTTTTGTTATTATAATTTTATGTATATGTACTTTTTTGACTGCAAACAGATATAAGTATATAAGACAATATATGATATAAAGACAACATTATGCCTAGAAAGCAAAAGAGCCCTGATTTAAACAATGAAAAGAATGTAAAAAAGAATTTGCTTAATACTATGGTCAAAAATATGAATAAAGATGAACACATTGTATTACAGCTCCCATTATCCCAAACCCAAATTGAGAAGATAGTAAATACAGGAAAAACATGTAATAATAAGGCATACGACCTTTTACCATATGAGCACAATTGTTGCTATCTTGATGAACAATTCAATAATACATTGCAACAGGATAATGAAGTCATTTTTGAAAGAGAGTCTTCAGTCAATCACAAAAATCAGTGTTGCTTTTGGTGTTGTCATAACATTGATTACAAAGTTTATGGTATGCCTATAAACTATGATAGTATCAATGACTCTTATGTTTTGTATGGAACATTTTGTTCACTACAGTGTGCAAATGCTTATAACTTCTCTATACATACTGGAAGTGATAAACTATGGGAGGTCAATAGTATGATACAAATGCTTGGGAAGCGTTATGGATACAACAATTTTATTCGCCCTGCACCATCACGATATCTATTGAAAATGTTTAATGGAGATTTAACTATAGAAGAATTCCGTAAACTACATAAAAATAGTGAAACTACACATGTTTTAAATTTACCTCCAATGATAGCTATATCATCTGGTTATGAAGTAGTTAATACTTCCTACATCAAACGTATTTCTGAGAATGCTGACAGATAGATAATGTTTTTTTCATGCTTAAAAATGAAAAACTGATATAAAGATATGATGTCTTTATATCTACGTATCCTTAAGTATCTTTGATGCAGCAACAAGAAAACATCTACTTTACCCCTTACAGGGTATCAACAATAACGTGTAATGCAGACATAGGAAATGATATTAATCTTGATTTACATATACTATTTCAAAACATAGAAATCAAAGAAAGTACAAATGCTAATTTTATATGGATACAACATCTCAAAGAGAATGAAGAGCACTTCAGAGGTCTGTATCCTAAGAAAAAAAGGAAATCAAAATCTGAAAATAAAAAGAGCAGATTTGATAATCAAATAACAAGTATTTATAGATATAATGCTGAATATATGCCAAATATTAAAATATTTAAGAATGGAAATATTCAGCTGACGGGAATTAAAGACATCAAGCATCCTGAACAAATTGTACAGGACGTGATAAAAAATATTATCAGAATTTACAATGATATAGATAAAAAAATTATTTTAAACAATGAAAATAATACCAATCCTATTGAAAGGTTACAATACAGAAACTTTAAAATCAGAATGATAAACACTGATTTTAAAATATATCAAAATGAAGAATTTACTGAAAGATTCAGTATTAGGCGTAAGGAATTGCACAACATTCTTATAAGTCAAAAATATAATAACAAGAGTAGTTTTCAACCAGGTATTTATCAAGGTGTGAAACTTGAATATTTCTGGAATTCTGCACATGCTACGAAAAATGGATTATGCACATGCACTGGAAATTGCTTTGGGAAGAATCCTGGACACGGAGAAGGAAATTGTAAAAAAGTTACTGTGGCTATCTTTGAAAGCGGAAGTATACTCATAACAGGTGGTATAACATTTGAGCAAGTAAATGATGCATATTTCTATATCTGCAACATCATCAAAGATAACAAAAATGCTGTCAAAAAAAAAGTTCTATATGAAGACATCATGGCTTATGGAGCATAACACATGCTATTGTATTTGGTATCACTAAATTTGAATGGGTTATTCAAAATAGAATTGTTACCAGGTCTTGTATAAGTAGGAATATGATTTGGTGCATAAAAATGTGATGCATATGCAACTGCATCTGGTTCTATACGAGGTCCTCTGTAATCTTTGCTCCATTGTGTTTGAGTATATGCTGCATCAGGTGCATATAATCCTGCATGAGGCATGGGAGGAGGTATGCCTACATTTTCAGATGGGTCTAAATAACTAAATGGCATCTTTTATTATTTAAATACATATTTATTTTTGGTCTTTCTTAGGTAGTTTAGAAACATCTACATATTGATTAAACCAATCTTGTCCAACTTTTTTGGAAGCTTCTTCTGATGATACTTTGTCATTGATAATCTCTTCTCGCATCTTCAAAAAATAATTGAGATGATCATAATTAAAATCCTGACGCGTGCACATTTCAAATAACATAGGATATCTTTCTTCAAAAAATGCATGTTCAGATTGCAATTGCTTTATTCTATCTTCTAATGATGCATTGCCGCCTTTTTCAATATATGAACGGATATGTTTTACAGTATTCCTTATTTCAGCTGTTGTCATACCATCCTTAATAAAACTTTTATCATTATCTTGTGTAATTTCATTTCCCTTCCTTTTTTTGTCCATATGTTATATAGGTGTATATATTCTTTATATACTCCATTTTTATGTGTAAAATGCTTTTTTTATGCAAATCTGGAAGCAATTATACTGCAAGTGTTCACAAGGTATACAATCTGACAGATATTAGAATTCAGCGTAATTTTTTTACATTCAAAAAGGTAAAAATATTTGATATTGTAATACCACATCAGATGAATAAATTGGCTTATAAGTTTGCATTAGATGATATCAACAATTATATTCTTGGTAAAACATTTATTGTTAAAGAGGATAAAGGATATGTTTATCTGTATCGCGATAAGTATTACATAAATAATTGTATCAATAATATAATTTTTTCCAATTACATGATATACAGTAGCTAAAACATTTTCAACATCCTATTTGAAAAAAATGAAAAAAATGATATAAGATAATAAGATATACTTATACACAGAAGTATCTTGATATCTCATTGTTCTTTGAAAACCTTAACTATGACTACTGTTTGCAATACACTTACCCCTCCTTCCTCTGTTCATGAACTTATCCATTTAGTGTTTCAGGAATACAATGCTCAACAACAGACTGAAACATATTCTGATATTCTGATTAAAATCTTGAAAAAATATCATCTTTGGCCTGCTATGCAGGTAAAGAAATTTAAAGACAGTGAAAACATTGTACTATTGCATAATACCTACAAGCGTGAAGACGTAGCTCATTTTAAAGAGTTGTATGACCAATGTAGAAGCATTATATTGGACTTCACGCTTTCTCTGAATAACAATGTGGTTGTTTCATATGCTAATAACATTCCAGATAGAATATCTATAGATGATTATATACAACAACCAACTGACAAGTATCAGGCTGCTTATGATGGTACAATGTTGACTGTATATAATTATAATAATAAATGGTACTTTGGTACTTCCAGTTGTCCTGATGTCAATATTTCAAGATTTGCACACCCTACAAAAAGACATGGAGATATGCTTGATGATGTCCTCATGCATTATTTCAATTCTCATTTTACAGAGAATGAGTTGCAAGAATGCGATAAGACTACTATTTCTGACAAATTGCGACATCTCTTCACTGTCAACTTAGACCCAAGTTTAGCATATGAATTTGTCCTTCTTCACCATGAGAATGTGCATATGATTGACTATACAAATGCACTTGGTAGTGGCTACAAGGTCATGTTTCATATTAATTCAAAAAACAGATTTACTCTTGTAGAAGCAGATATCAGCAACACGCCTTTGACAAATATTGGGGTAATGTATCCAACATACTTCAATACCTTGCAAGAAGCCGAAGCTCATAATACTACACCATTCAGTTATGGTTTCATTGTCAAAAGCATTATGCTCAACGGCGGTAGTAGATTGTTCAAGATTTCTCCACCACACGTTGATTTTAAGGAGGAGACTGATCCTTGTCAACCCAATGTATGGCACAATATTCTGATGGTATATATGAAGAATAGCAAAGATTATCAGATTAATGATTACATTAAGACATATGCGCCTAATCTTGTGTTACCCATTGATAATAAAGGTAGGTTCATAGATGCTACATACCTTGTTCATACAATGATTTCAACTTTGAAAGATGTATTGTACAATCTGTATGTTGCAACTACAACATACAACACAAAGACCAATCGGTTCAAGATGAATATTGACCTTGATAAACAGTTTCCTCCTGTTATCAGGTTTCATCTTGCCCAGTTGCGCCATAAACAACAGAAAGATTACCCAAATGCTTTCCTCAAATCAAAGGATGTGTATCATTACATTTGCCATTGTAATAATGTGAAAAACATCAGGCTTCTTGTGTCCTATTTCGCCACTTCAGTTGGGTACAATATTCCAGAGAGGTCAGCATTATGCCTGACAATCTTGAATGGATTGTTGTAAAATAAAATAAGTTTCACAAAATAAGTTTCACAAAATAAGTTTCACAAAATAAAAAACAAAAAAATAATATTTTTTATTTTTGCATCATCACTCCAAATACTGATAAGTACCCTTGTGAAAAAAGTAAATAGTAGAGTTTTTAGAGACAAATACAAAAATAAACTCATCATATTATACAAACATATCATATAAGTTGTTATATGAAGAAAAATATAAGGACTAATAATCAGAGGTCTACGTGTTGAAAGATATTTTTTTATGATTTCTTGAACACCGCCCATTGATTTAAGAAACTGAATTGTTTTTGTATAGCATCCTTGTCAAGTTCTAGAATGTCTTGGTCAAGATGTGTATAATCTTCCTGAGATTCTGGGATTTTTGCCTTGAGTTTGTTAAAGGTTTCTTCAAACATCTCAGATTCTACAAGTTCAAGACCACGTTCTTTGGCTTTATCAACAAGTAGTTTAAATGATACCATATATTCAGGAATAAGTTTTTGCGTATTTTCTATATAAACATCAATCTTTTTACCATACATGCTCTTGACATCCTTTGCATATCGCCTAATAATTGCCCATACAGGCATACCGTGTTGATAATCTGCATATAATTTTCTACCCTCCATCATATCACCGCCATTTGCAACTATTTCTTTTTCTACCTTATCACCATTCATGAAAGTACAGAAGAATACACCATTTTTCTTCAAGTTCTGTTGTACATTATCCAAGAAGCCATCCAGTTTTTGTTCAGTTTCAAAGAAATAATGTACAGCAAACATACATGAAATGGCATCAAAACCATCTGCGCCTTTACCAGCTATGTATTTCATATGACTATCAACTGACGATTGTCTGTTCATAACTATCTTCATGACCTTGGTACTTTCTGCATCACTGAGAACTGTAGCAGCTTGTCCATTTTTAATAGGAACACAACAGTCTCCTACAGCAAATACCATATCAGGAAAGAATCCCTTTCTATCATTGTTTCTCATGAACTGTGTTCTGCGTTTTAACATACGTGAATAACATCCACTCTTGGGATTATAAATGTTTTTCTTTACTAAATCTATACCCATTATAAAGTTGTAACCAGAATCTAACCATCTATTCATGTCTCCTGCCTCTCCACAACACAATTCAAGGATACTGCCTTTTTTGGTAGGTTTATCATATAATTGTTTCTTGATTCCTTGATTATGAAAATTCAACATATGAATTGATAACAAGTAATCTCTGGGAATATTCCTATTATAATACACATCATCTGTATCAAGTAAACGTTCACATTGCAAATCTGATGCCTCTTTATTATATACAGGTTCATTACCCATTATCATTGCATTTGTAACAGGGTTGTGAATAGAACGCCATATGTTGAGAGCAACCCCTAATTCATTTGCTGTTTTACTGAGAATACCTTTTCTGAATATACGTGTCTTGTCATCTCTGACACGCACTGGTTTCCATCTTTCACTTACTGGAATACTGGTATCATTGATATATCTGAACTCTACAATACTATCATTTTCTATCTTATCACCATTCTCTGCACGAAGTTCTCCTTTACTATTTTGTCTAATATGTGAATATTCTATACCAGGTGAATAGTATATGGTTGGTCTAAATAGCACTGGAATGTATGATTGTTGGTTTGGTCTATTTTGTCTGGCATAATCTTTGTCATATCTCAGTTTAAGACCTTTTTGAATATCAATATCTTCCCATTGTGATGCATTATACCCTACATAGAGTTTGGCTTCTTTATATTTCAAACCACTTTTATTGATAGTCTTGTCAACTTGCACTAAGAAATCAATTGTATTCTGTTCATCTGGTTTCCATTTAAATACCCTATCCCATTTCACATTATCTGTCAGCTTGACAGGAAGATTGGTATAATATGAATATACAGCAAGTTTAGCAGGAGTGAATATAAGACCATCTATATCATATGGGTATATCTGGTGTTTTGTAAGAATCTCTTTGGAGTCTTTCAAAATATCTTCTGAATACTTGTGCTCTTTTACTATGAAGTCTAACACAGATGTCCCGGATTTCTTAGAAATAAGCTTTTGGAATTGTTGTAAATATTTGTAGCGACTATCTTTAGAAGTATCATCATGCATGAGTGGGAACGATGTTATGCATTTACCACCTACATAATACATATCAAATGCTGCAAATAAGCCATTAGTTGCATTATCATTGCGTTTATCACATGTTATATATTCACCATCTATGAGAGAGTTATATGCTGCTTGTGATACAGTCAATCCAGTATCTTCAACTCGGTAGGTATTATTAATGAGAAATACCTTACCTTTACCATTTACATACATCAGGATTCTTTCTCCATCTGCTTTCTCAGTAACTGTATAACCTGTCAAAATACTAACAGCTCCATATTCCTTGGGATTGATGAGATTGACACGTTCCAGTGTTACAGGTTTTGGTGCAAGTAAAGGAATGTCTCCAGACCTCTTGTTGTAATGACTTATTTCTATGTCTTTTTTCACCATTTCATAATACTCATCTAAAACCTCTTGCTGTTGTGCCTTTGTAAGCAACATAGACGACATAGAAATTGCTTGCATAACACGTACCACTGCTTGTAAAACCGTATTTTCATCAGTATTGGCTGTAAAGATAATTTTAAAGGCATAACTTTGCTGTTCTCTCAAGACATTTGATTGTTTAAAGGTATAATGTTCTTCGTCTGATGTTTTACACAGACTTGCTATGTATGTTATGTGTGCTTCGTCAGACGCCTTACAGTCCTTTGACTTGCAAGTATACTTGATATACTTCCTTAATGTATACCTTTTGCGAACATCATCCCATTTATCTGGAACTGTTGAAGGAGTTTTATTATATAAGCTAATGGATAAATTATAATCAAATGTATCTGTAATGTCATCTGATTGAATTACTTTAGATTTTATCCATGTTGTGTTATTTCTATCAAACGAATCTGATTTACAGTACTGTAGAACATTGGGCATTCCTGATAATAGCATGACATCACTATCATATGTAGCTTCAAGTGTTTCTGATTCAATTTTTTCGGTCATGTCTACCAAAGACCTGAAGACATTGGTAAAATTGTTAAAATCAGATTCTACAAAATGCCCATCTTTTTTGATAAAAGCAATCTCCAACTCATATGTATCATTGTTTTTCAGTAATTCAATGTGATTCTTAATGATACTAAATATTGGTAAATCCTTGCTCAGTTCCATGATGTATATCTATATTAAGTATATAATATTTAAGTAATCATTTTTTTGTTTTAAGGGCAGATATAAAAAAATGATATATAATTAGACATATATATCATGGCTTCGTCTACTGAACTGTTTGTTCCGATTAAATTCAAGACAACTGTCCAATTGAAACCCAATGAAGTTGGACCTAATATTGAAGAAATTATTTATACAAAGCTGAAAAACAATTTGGAAAATATGTGCTCCAAGCACGGATATATCAAGAGAAATAGTATTAAAGTTGTAAAAAGGTCAATTGGACATATCAAAATTCCTCATTTCAATGGACAGATAGTGTATGAATTACAATGTGTAGCTGAAATTTGCAATCCAGCTCAAGGGTCTATTATCAAATGCAGAGTCAAAGCAAAAAATTCTATGGGATTATTGGCTGAAGGGCTTTATGATAATATTCCTATATTAGAGGTCATAGTTCCAAAGATATCTGCAGGAATTCAGTCAGAGGTTAACATAGATACTGTATCTATAGGAGATGATATTAATATAGAAGTATGTGGAAAAAAATTACTACTGTATGATAAGCATATTTCAATTATTGGCAAGATCATCAAAGATAAGATACAATATGTAAAGAATGAACTAAATGAAGATAAGGATGAAGAATATGAAGGCAAATCAGATATGTTGGGAGGCGATCCAGATATTGTTGATGAAGTTATTATAGAAGATGGTGATGAAGAAGATGCAGAAGAAGAGGAAGAAGAGGAAGAAGATGAAGAAGATGTTGATGATGAGAATTTATCTGAAGATGAAGAAGAAGAGTTTGATGATGGTGATGAACTGGAAATTGAAGATGTTCCTGAAGATGTACCAGAAGATGAGTTTCATGAAGATGAATAATACATATAAATGATAAGTATGTAATATATGGAATGGACAATGAAAAACTTGAACTATGTAGGTATGTTCAAAATAATATAAGCAAATTATGTCAAACTGAAATTGATGAAATCTTCAAAATATTGCACAAAAATAACAGTACGTATACTCAAAATAATAATGGGGTTTTTGTTAATCTTAATTGGGTAGATACAGATATCTTACAAAAATTACACGACTATGTCTCATTTTGTATTAAATCACAAAGTGAAATATCAAAATATGAACTTATGAAAAACATGCTCAATGATAGCATGGTAAACAAAGAAAAACATGAAGATGATGCATCAATATCTTGTGCATATTCATCATCAAACATTGTACAAAATGTCTGTAAAGTCCCTAAGATATCATCAAGTATGAAGTTCTATCTTTTGAAAAAGAAGTTTTTGAAGAAAAATAGTGCTGTGAGTATCATGAACACTAATATTCTGAATTATGAGGAATATGTTATTTAATTAAAAAATGATATAATCAGAAGATGTTATAAGATAACACAATGGAAGTTTTACTGCAAAAAACATTACCTCTCAAGGGAGATACGGAAGGTATTGTGTGGGTATATTCAGAAAAACCAGATATATGGTCAAAATATGCACAATATGTTGAAGAAGTTCCTAAGAATATTCCTGTAGAAGTTCCTAAGAATATTCCTATAGAAGTTCCTAAGAATATTCCCATAGAAGTTCCTAAGAATATTCCCATAGAAGTTCCTAAGAATATTCCCATAGAAGTTCCTATAGAAGTTCCTATAGAAGTTCCTATAGAAGTTCCTATAGAAGTTCCTAAGAATATTCCTCCAAAACCTGAAAAAAAAGGTGCTAAAACACAAAAGATATTGCCTATGGAAATAATTATTCAATTATCTCAAAACAATATTATGAATACAGACCATATCAAACAACAGTTGCATACATTCATATCACAAAAAGAATTTAGCAAAGCATTTGGTGTGAAAAAATGTTCTGAAATTATGTCAGGAATAACCAACAATAAATGGAACAAAAGCTTAGTATTATTCCTGTCATTCTTATTTGATACAAAATTTATATATCTGAACAAAGAGGTTGTATTTGATAATGATAAATGCAATAGTGTCATACATATTTAACCCTTGAAGATTTAATATACAAATCTCTTCGGGGTTGTTAAATTGTAGCTAGCAACTTTAATCTTGATTTTTTATTTCAATTTTCTTTTAGACTGGTGTTGGTGTATAACTGTTATTTAATGACGCTTTAGCTATTTTAATCTTTGCTATTTTAATCAATTCTTCCATATCATTTTTAGATAATTTAATATCAGAGTGTTCACCAATTTTTTGCAATAAAATATTTAAATATTGTATGTTTATTTTATCCTTCCTAAATTTTATTAACAAGTTTTTAGTTATTTTTACAAATAATTTCTTTTTCATTTCAATATCATTTACATTTGTTGATATCATATATTCCGGATTTCTCATAGTTCCTTCTGTAAATTCACAAACTATATTCATATAATTATTATTGTCAAATTCATTTACAGTAATATAAATTTTCTTAAATTGACCATGGTCTTGTATATCATAATATCTATATAGTTGATGTGTTTTTGGACTTATTGTTGAATATACATAAATTTTTTTGAGAAATGATTCATCAATTGAGAAATTAGACTCATACTGTTTAGATGTTTTTTTTGGTGATCTTCTAACAAACCTTAATGAAAATTTTAGTTCATTATATTGATATAACAAATGTGTGAATTTATTAAGAATACCTTGTATAATTTCAATTGGTATATTATCATCATAATGTAATGCTCTTAATTTATCACCAATATCATTTACTATTTTATCATAATATTCGTTCTTTTCGTAGAAATTAAATAAATCAAACAAATTTGATTTGAAAATGATATTACCACTGTGTTTATCATATAATATTCTTACAAATACATCATAGTCTTGAAATGTTGTATCTATGAATATACTCAAAAAATTGTTATCAATATATGTATAATATCTTTTATATTGTTCATTTTGTGCTAGTCCTATAATATACCGTTGTAGTTCTTCATCTATATTGACATTTTGCCTTGCTCTTGATGAAGTATCAGACATTTGGGACATTCTTTCTAATATGTACATATAAAAATTATTGATGTTGAATCATCAAAATGCTAATATATATTATATAGGTGTGTATATGAAGTATTTACGTTTACCATCAAGTTGTCCTAAACCAAAAAATAATCTTTTGTTGTTCAGTTTATCATTGTTAATAATGTCATTTACACTAATTGTAGGTTGGTGTATCAATGAGTAGCAAATTTTACTTTGGCTTGTATTCAGGTATTAATGTCATCCTATTCATTTTCAAAAGTTCTTCAGCTATATATACACAGTTATTGTCTTTTGTATCAGACATGTTCTGTACACCCATTTGTTGCATAATAGTGTCATGTACTGGTTTCTGCAAGGAAGTACATACTATACCTGTCTTTGCTGATTTACTTGCTCCTGCTGTTAGTAGCTTGAATACATTTGTATATGTACTTTTCTTTTTATCTAAAATAGGAACTATCATGCCCCATGCAACCTGTTCTTGCGACATATCAAGAGGCTTTGATTGCCTTGTCCTGTTTGCAATCAATTCATTCTCTTCACGTTCAGTTAAGTCTCTATATCTATCTCCTGTATATACAATGGCTTCAAATTTCTTATCATCAAAAATATTCACATAGCCTATATATTTTTTGGTTTCTGTTTTAAGTCTGATTTCATGTTTGCCTATTAAAGCACCTTGAGTGTATAATATATTTGCTATGAATGTATCCACTTCTGATAATTCAGCTGATTCAATGAATGTCTTCACAAGTTCTTCAAAACATTGTGGTTGCAACCACATATATAAAGCAACTGTAGCATAGTAATTATTCTTTTTCATCAATGCATCTAATTTTGCATAATTGCATTTTTTAGAAGACTGTTCAGATTTCTTGACAACAGGCTCTTCATATGTAATACGAATCTTTGTTATTTTTTCAGGTTGTACATTTATAATATGCAATCCATCCTCGTGTGGTATCAAAATATATCCATCTATCAATATATTTGGATATACAGATTGTTGAATTGCAGTATGTGTTATTTGTTTATTGAAATTGACATAATCATATATATTGTCAAATGACACATACCTTTCTCCTGTATGTATACTTTGTAAAACTATTCTTCTAATTTTATTCTGAATAGCTACTGTAAAATGTTTGTAAGATTCTTTTCTAAGTTCAGATATGTCTTTATTACTGTCTTGAACAAATTCAATACCACACATTGGTTCTTCATTTTTTTCATCACCATATGCGTGTTGTATAACAGTATTTTGTGAAGTTTTGATGTTAATGTTTCCAAGTTCAAACAAACTTTTAGGGAAATAATTGATATTTTTCATAAGACTGCAATCAACTGCATGGTCTCTTATTACCTTTTCAATGACATTGGATTGTATTTGTTTATGTGCTGCAATTCTAAATGCATGAATATCTGTAGATTCTTTATGTGAATTATCAAGGGATGTATTATTAGATGCATGCATAAATACTGTAGTGTTGCGTTCTTCAAGTGGTAGGTCTTGATGTCTGCAATTACGAATACCACGTCCAATGATTTGTGTAACCCTGTTAAAATGAAACCAAGGTTCAACAAGATGCATCTCTCTTACATTGTAAAAGCTGAGTCCTTCCCCTGCAACTGGTGTTATCAGTATAACTTTTACTTGTGAACCATCAATATTCTTGGGACTATTGATTATTTTCAACAGATTGTCAATGCTTGTAGAACCCATGACATCATTGTTATCACTTGTCATAATGCAATATTTGGGATGTTTGATACCTGCATATTTAGGAGCATCTTCAATAATTTGAGGATTGTGCAAAATATTGTTGGCACCTTCTCGTTGAAACCCCATGTGTTCCAAACATACAGCAAGCGGTATAATACCAGACCATATGTATCCTGAATATATAACAGTGATACCTTGTGTATTCTTAAGAATATTACAAATATTTAAAAACTTTCCTGAGTATTTTCCAAGATATTCTTGTTCAGGCATTAGGGCATTTGTATATTTTTTGTTGTACCTAACTTGTAGCGCATTTGTATTATCAGTACGTGTAAAAAATGTATTGAACCCTTTCTCTCCTACTGTATTGTCATATACAATATTCATAGGTTGTAAGTTATTGAATACATTATTTTCATCACCAGATTCATGTTCTGTTATATATTCTTGTTGTTTTGAACCTAACTGAGAAATTACAATTCCTTCATCAACATGTTTGAGCCATCCTTTGTACATTTCTGGTATCTTCTTGTCATTGGAGTCATACTCAAATTCATGTGTCAAAAAAGGTATACTAGACATATATTTGGGTGATAGTTTCAAAGCAAATGTAAAAGGGTTCTTACCTTTGAGGTAAGATATGTAGTTTGTTGCAAGATGTTCTATCATTTGTATTGCTGTCTGATTACGGATTCCATTAGTAAAACAAGCTGGAAATGGATATTGTTGTAGTATGTCTGTTCTTTTATCATTCAATAGCAATAAATATAATAGGTCATATATGTCTTCTGGTGTATTATACATTGGTGTAGCAGATAACAGTACAAGTCTGTTATTCAAACCTTGTTGCAATACATTTGTCAATGTTGTATACACTCTCTTTTCATCATTCATAGAACGAATATTATGAGCCTCGTCAATAATGATAACCTTATCTTTTACTGTTTTGTTTTTTTGCGTATATTCGGTGTCAATAAATGTGGCAAATGCTTCATATGTAAAAAGTTTGTATCTGGATTGAATAAGTTTTTTAAGTTTTGTTGTTATCTTAGCTTTGTCATTCTCTTTCATAAGATGAAGCAAATCCATGTATAATTCACCAGTACATTGATTTGCAAGATACTCAAAGTTCTCAAAATTTGCCAGACTGAATATTTGTTCTTTAAAGCTTTGTTTCAGTGCTTTTGGCATGACAACCCAGATTTTTGCTTCATTGTATGTAGCATGAGATGTTAGAAAGCCTTCTGCTAATGTAATAGCTGAACATGTTTTTCCAACTCCAACTGCATGATATAGCAAAATACTTTTATAAGGTGTGCGTGCAGATATATAATGACTTACAAAATATTGGTATAATGTTTTCTCAAATTCTCCACATAACTTCTTTGAAATATCTTCAAAATCTTTTTTAGACTTGATATTAGGATATACAGGAACTTGATACAATTGGTATTCATTTAGGTTTACGAGTTTTTCTCTAAAATATTTATCATCTAATGATGGGTAATATAAATCATCTATGGAAACCAATGATTTAAGTTGTTTATTTGAAACAGGTTGAAAAATTGGTTGTGGAATGTTAATAGGTGCTGAATTTAGTATTGGAGAGTCTTGTTTTGCTTTCTTATTGTGTTCTGCCAGTATGGGCTCACATTGTCTATGAATTTCTTTCAAAATGTTGCTTTTATCTGACAGTGTATATTTTGATATAGGATTCTTAGTTTTGTTTTGAGACCAGAACAAACAATCTTGCAAATTAAGTGGTCTTGATAATATATTTGTTTTAGGATTTTTGAGTACTTTAGGTGATGCTGCTTTAGGTGATGCTGCTTTAGGTGATACTGCTTTAGGTGATACTGCTTTAGGTGATACTGCTTTAGGTGATGCTGCTTTAGGTGATACTGGTTTAGGTGTCATTATAATACCAAGTTCTGCACATTTTTTGTCCAAATTCTTGTATATTGCTGATGTTTTAGATATTTTGTATTTAGAAAGAGGATTTTTTGGATTGTTTGGATTTTGTCTCTTGTTTGCTATCCATTCTTCGCAAATGTCTGTAGTTATTTGTTGTTCTCTATGAGGTTCATTTACAGGTGATGACGAAATTGAGAAATCTTCACATTTTGTATTGATTTCATGATATATCTTAGAATCTGGTGAAACTTTGTAATTTGTTATAGGGTTTTTAGGAGATTTGGGATGTTTCTTTTTATTTTCTTTCCATTTCACACAATCATCCTTTGTTAACTGTCGCTTCAGCAATCCAGGCATATCTCTCTATCTTGTATGTACAAATTATTCAAAAAATAATATCCATATATTATAGGAATGTCTGATGCTGATATTGCAGATTTTAACCAACAATTAGAATACATTGATGCATCAATACAGTCTGTAAATGTTCTTGACCAATTGCCATCATATAATTATGTAGATACAGAAATATTTATAAATAACATTAGCAAAGAGCTGGAACAACAGAAGATTGTGAATGGATTGCTATTGTCAAACGAAGATGTCATCAAGATGCATGTAGACAAGGTCAAAACATTTGCAGATACAAATGCATCAAAAGTTGCTGAACAATTACAGCAATTGAAATCAATAACTACAGAACTTAAAGATGTTGTTGGACAAAATTGTGAGTTAAAATCAAGATACACTGAAGTCAATGAACTTTCTGCAAATGAAAAATACGTAGAACTAGCAAAGAATATTCAGGATATCAAGAAGCAAAAACAAGATATCATGGATTTTCTAAAAAAAAACGCAATTATTGCACCACCATTGAGTGCATGATGTTATATGAAATAATCGTCTTATTAGATAGATATATTTCTATGTATCAGATGTATATAAGATATGTCAAATATAAGTATTATGCACCTGTGTACCTGCCATGCAATTATGCACCTGTATATATACCTTATTTCATGTAATATTACAACATTTTTTCATGTTTTTTTATAACAATATCTGTTTTTTTTATAATTTGCTGTCTTTCTATATTATATGCTTTGATATGTTGAAGAACTTCATCAATTGTGAACCAATTAAGTGCACGCACTTCTCTCATTTGTTCTATACAATTTGTATCAACAGAAAGTTCTACATTATTGTCTCTTATTTTTGCAACATAATAGGTATGTTTATAGAGAATGTTATTGGTGCCAAAAAATATTTCTTCAAAAGGTAAGATATCACCAATAATTTCAATGTCATCTGCAGAAAGCCTTGTTTCTTCACAGAATTCTCTAACACCGCAGTCTAAATCCGCTTCCTTGAGCTTTTTCCTTCCCTTTGGAAATCCCCATTCTTGTTCTTGCTCTGTAGGTTGTACAATATTTACTATGATATTGGGCAAAATATTACTTGTATTTAGATACTCAAATTTATGCTTGGATTCAGTGTATTCAGTTGTATGTTTTATGTTAGATGTATTGTTCTGATACCATGCATAATTCCATATTTCATCAAATGGCTTTTTGAGTAACAAATTCTTTTCATTACTTGTCATAGATGATATCAACTGTCTAATATACATTGTATCACTTACGCTGTATTTTCCTCTTATGAATTCCATGAATGACAGACTATCTTTTCTTTGAATCATAAGATACTCAATAATGTTATTATTTAATCTATAACAGATTATTCCAAAACTCATAATAGGGTGGATACAATCTTTATACAAATGTCCATTTATACCACAATTTCTGCATGTCTGTGGTCGCACATATTGTTTCTTTTCAGAAGCTGGATGTGATAGGCTTTGCAAACTCGTAGATGCTTGTATCTCATCATCTTTTCTTTTTTTCATATAACAGTTATATTACAAATACATCTTTATTTTATATGATTTCTGATATAATCTATATTTATGGTTGGGAGACATGGAGAACATTCCCATAGATGTGTCTTAAGGTATGTCCTTATAGTATATGATTTAGGATATAGATGATATAGACCATACTTAGTATCTTCCATAAACTTCTGATATCTGCTGTCTATCAGGTGTTTACTTTCATATGGTAACACTATCATTAATTGTATAGTGGTAGTAAGAGGAACTTGCTTGTTTCTCATAATGGGTTGCTTTGTTCCTAATGAATAATTGGCAATATCTTTTACAGACGGAGGATATTCATAAGGATAGTACCATGTATTATCATGAGGTTTTTGTTTATAATATGCATATGTCCAATATATACCTGTTATGTATTGTGCACACGCTATTTGTATAACAGAAGAATCAATAGCTATGTTAGTATGGAATAAATATTTGTAATATGTCTGTCGCCATTTTTCAATGTCAGAATAAATCTTTTCAGCTATGCTATCTTTATTCTTAATAGCATAGAATTCACTTTTGTTTGTATTATGTATGTCGTGTCGTTTTGATTTAATATATTTATCTGTTTCATTGTAAATATCTTTATCTTCAGATTTTGCTAATTGTTGCAAGATATCAGACAATGCCGCGTAATTAATAGTTGAATTCTGCACAAGTAGTCCATATGTATTATAAGATGTACCTGTTAACAATATTAACCTATCTAAACCATCTGCCTTCAAGTTAAGTGTTAGTAAATGTGGCAGAAAATCATTACCCAATAGAGAACACATTACACAATATGATTCTATAACATCTTTTTCATCTACTACATGTGATTCAAGATTCCATCTTTTTGTCAATTCTTGTATAATTGCTGCACGAAGGTTTTCAATATTCAAATATGTTTGGGAATCAGCTGTTTCACGCATAAGATAGATATTTTTCCTATGGCTCATTAGACATAATATGATAAGGTCAGCATCAAGCCCATTGATAATAATTGATGCATCTGTTTCTTCTGATTTGAGTTTTGCAAATATCTTGTGTTCTCCTTCTCCATATTCATCACTTCCACTGTAATACATGTCAGTTGACAGAGTATTGTACCTAATTTGTCTCTTGAAATAATTGTTTAATTTTTTCATAAATTCTGTTCCTGGTGTGATAGCATTTGTATCCCAAATAGGCGAATGGTTATCTATCTTGTTTCTATAAACTGAAAGATATCTGCGTTTTCTCTGTTGTATCATTTTGGCTAAAGGTACAATTCCATCAACGCATATGAATATTTTTTTTGGTTTCATTACAGATATATCTTGTACAACTTTGATATATAACTCATTTATAATGTGTTCTTCATCTGCTGTTGCAAGTTTTGCACATACTGGGTGAATAACACCATTAAAGTCCATACAGTATATGTCTGGATTGCACGGGAGTTTATTTGACATAATATTACTATAACTTTTGGTTAGTGTGTAGAAGTAATAAGGAATTCCCATGATGAAAGCTTAGATATCCATATTTATATTGTTTTATATTCATTTTTTATTTTTCTTAGTATTGATATAGATAGAGAATAAATAAACAAATGGCTTTTTTGGACTACTTTGTAGGAGTTACACAATCTAAGTATGCTGCAGTTGCTATTTTTTCTGCAATTTTTATTATTTGCATAGGTATCTTATTAACAAACACTGAGATTAGTATTGGCAATAGATTGATAATTGTATTCTTCATAATGCTCTTTTCTATCTTCCCTGTCGGGTTGTCATTATTTGAACTCACATGTATGGTAACTGGTTCAAAAGGAAATAAAATGAATGCATGCAATATATTTGCATGGTTTGTAAGCATCATGGTAATTGTTTATTGCTTCATTTTAATTATTCTATCACTTATTTCAACATTTACTTACAAGAAAGCCATATCCAAAATAGAAACTGCTGAAACATATAACAATATATCAAAAGAAGATGCAGAAATCATTGCTAAAAATATGATGCAACAAAATCATGATTCTCGTAATGACATTGTACCTACTACTATGACAATGCCTCAGCAGCAAGAAACTTCCGATAATTCATTACTATCTGCACCTATGGATGCTGTCAATGATATACAAGGATATGATGGTGCTTCCCCTAATATGTATGGCGAAGATGTAATGCAATACACGCAACAACCAGTATCAGTGGAAAGATTTTCTAATAAACAAAAAAAAGATGAATCTGAAGTTACACCTGAGCCATTCAGCGACGATTCAAATTTCGCTCTGATTGCATAGTTCTTGGACGTAGTTGCATTGCATGCACATTTGTTCTTTATTTTTTGCCATCAGATGATTGTAGAGTTCTTCTACGCTTTTTGTCAATCTGTTCTGCTTGTTGTGGTGAAGAATTGTCAGTTCCAATAGATATTAAAGTATACACATCCTGGCTATTTGAATTATTAGACCTTTGTGCCAACATTCCATTTGGTTTTACACTTTTGAAGAAGTAAAATGACACAAAGGTCTGTTAAAAAAAGATTTTATACAAATACAAATATATATTATAAAGGTAAATCAAAGTGCGTATTTTGACGAACTTGACATATTTTATGTAGACAATGTGTTCAGTTTATGTTTATTTTCTTCTGATATATTTGAATCTAAATAATACCATGATTTAACAGTTGAATCCCATCTTGCTCCAAGTCTTTTCGCTTTATCCTTGTCAGTGTATTGAATCTTTATATAATTCTTCTTTTCTGTTGTTGATGATGTTGATGATGTTGATGCTGATTGTTTTATTTCTAGTAATTGCTTTATATTTTCTTCAGGTATTTTGCTTGTATTCACATACCAATATTTACGTTCATTGTTCCAACATGCACCAAGCTCCTTTGCTTTCTCTTTGTCAAAATAACCTATATCCAATTTGATAATATCTGACGTATTCTTTACACTACCAACTGCAAGGTTAGCCAATCTATCAGCTTCTGAATTACCTTTTGAATGCACATCATCTTTTTCTGTATGTGCCTTGATATAGTGTAATTTAACATTAGGTTTATTTTTGTAGAGCTCGTGAGCTCTTTTAACAAGTTCTTTATTAGGAACTTTATCATTCCATCCATTCTTCTCAAGCTTATTTCCATATGTTGATGCACATTTGATGACATATTCAGAATCTGTATATACATGAACTGTGGTATTCTGCTGAATATCATTTTGCAAGATTTCCAAACATCTAATGAATGCAGTCAGTTCACCTGTATTATTGCTCTGTTTTCCAACAACAATATTATATTCATTTCTTCCATCATCTTCTCCAAAATACACTGCATACCCTGCCTTTGCAGAAGGCTTCCCGTTGTTAATACACGAACCATCAATATAGACATTGATACTCATTGTTGACATATTGTGTATAGAGATATATATATTGTAATCATTTTTTATACAAACAAGAAAGTACATATACATATTTTTTGTTAAGCTATATACAAAGTTCAAGATTTGTATCAAAAACTTGTGTATATGTACTTTCTTGGTTTAAGAATATAACAAGATGTATCTAAGTATATATCATGGAAAACTTGTCTCCACTCTTTAAAGAACTGTATCATGAGTGGTTCACAAATACTCAATTTTGGTTTGACAAAAACGAAAAGTACGATATATATTTGGCTGATAAATATTTTGCAAAGATAGAGGGTATATATGGGTATCGTGATGAATTGATATCAAAAGATGCTGATGTTCAAATAGGAGCAATTATTGCATTTGACCAAATTCCTAGACACCATAATCGTATTAAACCTGTTAATTGTCTTGTTTATTCCAAAATTGCTGCTGATATAGCTCTGGGACTCATGTCTACATTATCTAACAATGTATATGAGTATGGTTGTATTCCTGCATATGAATGGTGTTTTATATTGCTTCCATTTCGTCATATTAATGATATAGAAAGGTTGAACACTATAGTAAGATTTGTTATAGAAAAACATAATAATTTAGATACACTCCCGTTGGAAAAACCCATTTTTAAAAAATACTTATTAAAAACATTGAATCATGTGTATAAGGTAAATAGTCAAAAGATTATTTTGCAACAAAAAGATACTCATAAAATATACCAAAATACTATTAACCAATGGACTAAATATACAGAAGTTCTTCACAATGCACCTTCTGTACCTATTAAAATGCAATGTGATGAATTGCAACCTATATTTACCAAGATGCAATATACGACAAGACATATAACAAGCGAGAATATTATTCTATCTCTGTCAGGTGGCGTTGATAGCTGTGTATGTCTTTATTTATTAAAGCAAATGCTACCACATAATAATATAGTCGCAGTTCATATAAATTACAATAATAGTCCACAAGAAAATCTACAGGAACTGAAATTCGTGCGCAAGTATTGTGGTCTGATAAACGTCAAATTGTTTCATAGGACAATTCATGAAATACAAAGAGATGATTGTCATATGCATGGATTGCGTGATTTATACGAAAATATAACAAAAGATATTCGTTTTGATGTTTATAAACAGGTAAGTGAATATTTTGGGAATGACGAGAAGACATTTGTTGTTTTGGGTCATAATATGGATGATTGTTTTGAAAACATATTGACCAATATAAGTAATAAATCTAATTATGATAACCTTAGTGGTATTTCACATTTCAGTGTAGTTTCTGATATCAATCTCTGGAGACCTATGTTAGATATTAGAAAACATGATATATTGAAATTTGCTATACACAATTATATACCTTTCTTAAAAAATAGTACACCATCATGGTCAACAAGAGGCAAAATAAGAGAAGTTGTTTATCCAGCACTTGAAAATATTAATCCGGAAATAATGAATGCTTTCTTTATACTCAAAGATTACATGCACGCATATCATGAATTAATTGACAATTTTGTGTTGCAAGATATGATAAATGCATTTGTTATGTTTGAAGAAGCACAACATCAGGCTTATAGAGGTGTTTTTGATAGAGACAAGTTGATATGTATATTTAGTATCTGGAAGCAAATTTTTGAATCAACTAAATTTAAGACATTGTTTGGAAACAAAAAAATATCTAACAAATCTATTACTGAATTTAGTAAATGCTTACAAAGGTTTAAAGACAACTCTAAAATAAAAATGAAGTATATACTAAGACATGATATTCATGTTGTTTTAGAAAATCAAGAAAATAAAAATGTATCTATGACAATTTTTTTGGTCTAATACCAAATGGATGTTTCATATGCATAGGTGCTTGTTGCTCATGTTTAGATGACGTCAATTGTTTTCTCGTTGATACATCGTCTGGTTTCCACGATATATATATTGTATTGTTATTAGGGTGTGGTAGGATTTGTACAAGTAAAGTATTTTTTCGCAAGCTTTCTATTACATAATCTATGCATTCATTGATATCATATAAAGGGTATCCCAAAAGTACATAAGGTATTTCATAAAATACATTCATACCTCCTTGTTGTGCAATAGTTTTAATTTTGGTATGACATTTTTCTATAATGACATTAAATGTAGTTATTTTTATTTTATCTTTTTTGTTTTTCATAGAATATAAATCTGCTATAGAAATTTGTGGTGATGTCATTTACTATTTATCACATAAATTAACTTTTAGAAATTATTCGCTTAATAGCATCAAATATATGTATAAGTGTAATAGTATTGGATTCCAATAATTCTTCATTATTGTACAGTGCAGAAGCCATTCTAAATTTCATAGCTTGTTTTGATATATTTTTAGGTAGTACACTGTACGTGTATTCAATTGACGCAGGAACAGTTGCAGGAACAGTTGCAGGAACAGTTGCAGGAACAGTTGCAGGAACAGATGCATAAACAGTTGCAGGAACAGGTGCAGGAACGGCTGCAGGAACAGCTGCAGGAACAGATGCATAAACAGTTGCAGGAACAGGTGCAGGAACAGTTGCAGGAACAGGTGCAGGAACAGTTGCAGGAACAGGTGCAGGAACAGTTGCATAATCAGTTGCATAATCAGTTGCAGGAGCAGGTGCAGGAACGGCTGCAGGAACGGCTGCAGGAACGGCTGCAGGAACAGTTGCAGGAACAGTTGCAGGAACAGCTGCAGGAACAGTTGCAGGAACAGTTGCAGGAACAGGTGCAGGAGCAGGTGCAGGAACGGCTGCAGGAACAGTTGCAGGAACAGTTGCAGGAACAGTTGCAGGAACGGCTGCAGGAACAGATGCAGGAACAGTTGCAGGAACGGCTGCAGGAACAGATGCAGGAACAGTTGCAGGAACAGTTACAGGAACAGATGCAGGAGCAGGAACAGTTGCAGTGCTTGTAGGTGGTACATAAGGTATATAATCTAAAAATGATTGTTGCACAGGTATAGGAGATGAAGATACAATATAGACACCTGATACATTCTGTCTTATAAAATTTTCAGCTGCTGTAAGTGCTACAGACAAATCTATTTTATCAAGACCAATGTTATAGGTCTGAATCACATCAGTATTGTTTGCTAATACTAATACATCTCTATAATTATCAAGATTTAAGTTTAATGATGTTTTTTGTGTACTGTCTGATGCATATGCTTCAAATATTATTGACGGGAATTTGCTTCTCAACTGCTCAAAAAATACAGTATTCAGACCAAACATATGGAAATAATATATTGATAAATCAGCAGTTGCTGGTGTTATAACAATTGGTTCAGGTGTAACAGAAACATAGTTTGATATAAAACTAATAGCTTCTGTAGTTGCATCAACTGTACTTATTAATGCATTAGGAATTCGATACACATTTCCCAGCAATGTTTCATTTCCAGACGAATCTCCATATATCATTACCAATGCATGTTCATAATTTTGTAAATTAATGTTTAATCTATTCACGGTTGAATAACATTCTGACGCAGGTGAATTAAGGCATGCTCTTTTAATTATGATACTATTTGTTATACTGTTTTTAAGTCTATTCCAAAAAACATTATTTATACTATTTTTATAGAAATAAAGCAGTTTATAGTAAGGATTTTGAAATGTTTCAACATGCCTGATAGAAAACCATATTATTACAAACAATACTATTGTGCATAAAAGGTATATTAATAATGACTTATAAGACATCGTGACTCTATAATATCATATTATTTTTGTTCAAGCTTATCTGAATAATTGCATTATAATTTCGAAAATACTTCTTAAAGTTATTTCATTTGATTGCAATATATCTGATTTCCTTGAGTTGATGTTTTGAGCAATATCTATCATATCTTGATCTATACTTAGTTGATTTGGTAGTAATACAGTCTGTCTCGCAGGAGGAACGGTAGGAGGAACGGTAGGAGGAATGGCAGGAGGAATGGTAGGAGGAACGGTAGGAGGAACGGTAGGAGGAACGGTAGGAGGAATGGCAGGAGGAATGGCAGGAGGAATGGCAGGAGGAATGGCAGGAG